TTTATAGACATCTGAATTTTAGACTTGATAGATTCATACATTTTCTTATTAACTACATTATCGGGGGCTTGGTATTTTTTGCCGAAATTTAGTTCCGGGGTAGTCTGTTCTTCTAACCAAACAAGCGCATTGTTATACCATTCATAAAGATCGTCTCCTGGACCATATGGATACCCCATTTTATTCAAAAGTTCGAGAGTATAGTCGGCCGACTGCTCTACATTAACCCCCTGCTGTCCTCGGTATTGTATATTATCGGGGTCTAATGTAACTATTTCATCTAGGACATAACTTATTATATTATACCATAACATGTCATCTGAAAGATCTTTTTTAGTTAAAATAGAAGACATTTTCTTTAGCAAAAAAGTCGTGTCGTGTTTCAAAGGGTTTAAAGCCAGCCATGGTTCTCCTGAATCTGGTGTCATTTGTTCGATAGCGTATTGTTCCGGATTAAAATTAGACCCCATTGACCTTCTAATAGAATTATAAAAATCTATATTAATAGCAAGTAAAACCATCTTGAGATACCTTTTCGATTTAGTAAATTTTCTTGCTAGGTATCCGCGCGCCAACTTTTGAAGTTCTGGGGCGGCGGCATACTCAAGTATTATCTGGGCTGGATCCCAACGTACTTTATCCGCGAGAATGTCTTTTATTTGTGCCGCATTTTTCATTCCGAATGAATTTGTTCTCTTATTTTTCCACCACATTGAAGCATTCCAAGCCCAACGCTCATCAATGTCATTAATTGTTATAGGGTATCCAGTCCTGTTTAAAATTACCATAATAGCTTCTTGACATTTTTCATAATTAAAGTATTCTATAGGGTCTAGTTCCTCAGATGGATCTCCGATTTCTTCTTCTATTTCGTGCATAGTGATTAATTGATTCCATATTACTTGCCACCAGAAGTTTCTATTTTTAAAATCAAAGTCAGACTTTGTAAGTACTTTAGAAGCTCTTGTTAACCATTTTGATGTAAAAACATTAATAGGGTCTAAGTTAGTCCACAACTTATTTACGAAATTGATATTCTCACGGGGATTTTTTGTTCTTTTTGCTGCATCTTTGTAAGTTTCAAGACCTTTTATTTTAAGAGCTTCAAATAGAGATCTTTTTGGATCGTATTTTTTTGTGGCGTCTTGAATAATACGAGCACCTGTTGTATCTCTAATTAAATTTTGTATATCACCGGGAAGAATATTCATTGAAGTTTGTTCAAATGGGATATTCACAGTTCCAAACGACAACTTTTTGCTACCAGATATACCAGTTGGAAACTTGCCTGTTTTATTGTAAACATTAAGTCTATGTTTGTAGTCAGAAAGACTGGCGTTAAGACTTGGTTTGTTCCACAATATGTACATAGATAAATACCCTGGTCTCATTGGATCTTTAGTACGAAGGTCTTTCTTATGACGCGAAATGTATCTTTCTCGACGCTCCTTGTCTTTATGGATTGTATAATCAGACATACCAGCCGCTCCAAACTTACGGGCGTATGTCTTTCCATTCTTTTCGAATGTAATTTCATACTTCTTAGAATTTCCTTTTAATTTTACAAATTTCTTAACTTTTATCATTTATTTTTTATTATTTACCAATATTTTTTTGAAAACCATTAAAAGAAATTTTAGATATAAAAATATCATGCAAGAAGATCTTTTATACTTTGGACAATTACAAATGTTAATGAATAATAATAATACTTATTTTACTTTTTTATTCATAATAATTACCTTTTTGTATAATAATTATTATAACATCCTTAAATCTTTAGACTTTATTTTTTCAAATAAAAAGAGTATTGTGACTATAGAAGGAATTAGAATAAAATCTGAATATAAAAATACATATACAGATCTATTTTCAACTAGGTTTAAAGCAATATGGTCATTTATTCAAAATAAAAATTTCGTTAATATTTCATCAATTAGAGAGGTTTCTTCGTTTGATCACTTTTATAATAGAGAAGACGAACGAGAGACAATAGAAACCAATGTTTACGTGGTAGATCAAAAAAGATCTTTTATTATTGAAAAGGATATTCATTGTAGAATTTATTCATTTAGAGATAGTAAAAACGATACAGACAAAGGGTCTGCCGAAGAAACTATACACATAGAGTTATTCTCGAATATTAAAAATGTAAATCAAATACAAGAATTTGTAGAAACTCTAAAAATAGACTATGAAACGACCCGTGCTAATTATAGAAAAAATAAAAAATTTGTATACACTCTTAGTAATATAGATAAAAATAATTGTAGTTGGTCAGAACATGAATTTGTATCAAATAAAATGTTTTCAAATTTGTTCTTTGAAAAGAAGCAAGAGTTAATATATAAAATAGATTTTTTCAAGAATAATAAACAATTTTATATAGACAATGGTATATCATACACATTTGGATTAGCTCTTTCGGGGCCGCCTGGAACTGGAAAAACTTCTATAATTAAATGCGTTGCCAATTATCTCAAGAGACATCTTGTAGTAATACAGTTAAATAAAATTAAAACATACGAAGACTTATGTAAAGTTTTTTATGAATCTACATACTATAATGAAAATCAACCCAATAGTATTACCTTTGAAAATAAGATAATACTTTTAGAAGACATTGATTGTATGGGAGACATAGTAAAGAAGAGAAAATCTGAATATTCAGAATCAGAATTTACAGATGAAGAAGAAATTCCTACACAGACAGATAAGAAAATAAAGAAGATGTTAAGATATAATAAAAACACAGAGGATAAATTGACACTTTCGGATTTACTTAATATTATAGATGGAGTTATAGAAACGCCAAACAGAATAATCATAATGACAAGTAATCACTACGATAAACTAGATCCCGCTTTAATAAGACCTGGTAGAATAGATTACAGTCTAAAATTAGGCTATGCAACGGAACCTATAATTAAAGACATTTATTATAATTATTACAAAGAAGACATTTATATTCACAATCATGAATGTAAATTTAGAAAAGACTTAACAACAGCCCAATTAATTAATTTTGCTATGGTATCTAAAGAATATTACTTGAGAAATGTATTAGAAAATAATATGAATAATTTATGTACAATAAACCAATAAAATAAAGTTACTAGAACTATAACACTTACTTTATAAGTAGTTGGACATTTACCGTCTATAAAGTAAGATATTGCTAAACCCATAAAAAGATTATCTACAAGATCTTCTCCTATAACTTGTACAAAAGTTTTATCTACTCTCATTTAATATATTTTAATATACAATAATATATTAAATGAAAATAGAAAAAATTCTAATAAATATTCTATCTGTTCAAAAATCTGGCGTAACGTGTATTCCTAAATCTCAATTAGTTGACTACCCTATAATATCTTTTTCTGGGACTCAAAATTTCAGTCAGGTTTTGAATTATGATTTAAACTTTTTACCAGAAGAGTGGTCACCTAAGGGAAAAGCACATTCTGGTTTTATTAAAAGATCACTAAAGTTAATAGATGAAATAGAATATTTCATAGAAGAAAATGATAATTTTATATTATCTGGACATTCTCTAGGGGGCGCAGTGGCAGTTTTATGCGCTTCTAGAATAACAACAAATGATAAAAATGTATTAGCAGTTTATACATTTGGTACTCCTAAAATAGGAGACGAAGAGTTTAGAGAATATTATATAAATCAAAATCTTTGGGAAAAGACTAAAAATTATGTCACACCAAGAGATTTTGTTAGGAAATTACCGCCTTTTATTTACAAAAATATAGGAGACGAAATAGAAATTTATTCTTCAGAGAGAAATTTATTAAAAAGTCACGACATTAAAACTTATAATAGATTTTTTTCGGATTTTTCATAAACCCACATATCTATATGTCCTTTGATTATATTAGTTTTATTAAAATCACAAAGAGTCGAATCTATGTCATCTAGGTAATCTTTTATATATGGTTCCCCTGATAACATTAATCGCGAAGGCTTATAATCTGTTGATATATCAACTATTACAATCTTTTTTCGAGCTACTCTTTTACAATTTTCTATTACAGATAAGTGCCCTTCTTTTGGGATTTCATGAAAAGCAAACATACATGATACAATATCAAATTCTAAATCTTTACCGTATGTTTCTGCGTTGCCAAATTTATAAACACTACCTGGATTAAATAAATTAGAAAATCTTATCATTTCACATGAAGTATCAATTCCTGTACTGTCTGGTTTAGTAGAAAATCCAGTTCCACAACACATATCTAATACATCTCCTTCTAATGTATCATATATCTGTTTTCTAATGTCTACACCTTTGTAAGCAGTATTATCTATAATTTTTGTAAATAGATGTGTACTTAAAGCATGTATTGTACCTAGATTTCCAGTATTGCCAAAATTATGAATATTCGGGTTATACCAATAAGGAATTTTAAGCGAAAGTACAATTGTTATGAAATTTAGCATTTATATTCTATCTTTTACTTTTTTAAATATATTTATTTATAACTTTAGGACATAAATAAGAATCTCTGCATACTTTTCTAGTATTTCCTAATTCAATGGCGGTATGGTCTATAGCCTTTGTTATATTTCTTTTTCTTTCTTTTTCTGTTAAACCCATTTTAGTATTATTCATAAATGTTTTAAATATCTTATTAGCTGAATATGTTCTAATGTCTTTGCATGTTATATTAGATTGCGCCTTTTCTTTTAAAAATGCATTTAAATCTTGTGAAGTTATTCTTGTACGAGTAGAATCATAAAATAAATATGGTCCCTTTATCTTAATAACTCTTTTTATAAAGTCTAAACTTTTAGGATTTGTTATTTTTTTATCATGGGATATACCTTTTTTACCTACAAACGAAAGAGTATCACCGCGAAGGTGTGACTTTAACATCGTAGATATTCCATATGTACCATTTTCTTTTTTATAAGAATCGCTGCCTACTCTAATATTTAGATCTTCCATCAATTTTAATACATTAGCTATTGTACAATTTCTAGATAAATCTTTTTTTGAAATGTAATGATTTATAATACGAGAATATTTATTATAATCAAATGAATCAAGTTTTTTAAATTTTTTTATTTTTGATTTTTCTACAAATTTTTTATTGTATATGTACTGTTTTCTTCCTTTTGAATCATATCCAGTAGCTTGAATTTTACTATCTGCTGTTTTATCTATTTTAACATTTGACCACATAGGGGGTATTCTAAGACTTTTAATTCTATCAAGATCTTCTTTTTTAGCTCCACAATAAGAAAATTTATCTTTTGTTTTTTGTCTGATTATATAAGACATCTTATTAGATTATTAATATTTTAATTTTAACACTTCCATTTTAGATCACAGTTAGAACATGTTACAAATGTTGTCATAGGTTCGTCAGCAGATCTAGTTTGCATTTGATAATATGTTGTCTTTTTAGATTTGCACTTATTACAAACAAAAATACCATCACTTATTTCTTCTTTTTTAATCATAATTTTATCTAAAGATATTTTCTTAAGTTTTTCCCAAAGTTCTGGAAAAAAACGTTCCCTTGAGAAAGTGGCAATTTCATAAGGATTAATTTCGCCGTTTAGAACAAGTTCTTTAAACTTATTAGCATTTGGTGTATAATTTATATTTGCTAGTATTCTTCTTGCGGTATTTGAATACTTTCTCAAAAATTCTGGAGAAGACCATTTAATTTCATACTTTTTTTCTCTACAAAAAGCTATAGTATAATTAAAAATACCTTTTTCCATGTTTAGTACTATAATATCTTCTTCTGAAAGTTCAAGAAATTTTGCGGCGGTTTTGATGAATGTCGTTCTACGATAAGACATCTTATTAATTATTAATGAATTATTTATTTAGTAATTAAATTTTTTCGTAATAATTTAACCAAATAAAATATTAACATAAGTTAAATGTCTGACAAATCTGCCGAAGCAAACGAAGTCTATGATATTGAATTAGATTATACACCTATTATTATAGGTATAGTACTCATTGCTGTTATTCTACTTTTATTGTGGTTTTTTTCGCGCACTGATGTAAGTTATTCGCCAGTTGCTTCTTCTAGTACACCAACGGCTTATGATATTTCTACAGCATTTAATATAGTTTCTTAATTTGCAAAAAAATAAATAACTTAAAGTTTAACGAGTATAATAAATTGACAATGATAAATCGACTGTTTTTCGACGAGGCTTATAAGCAAGCACTGAAGTCTGAAATGAATTTTAATCATGGTGCAGTTCTTATTCACAGAGGTAAAATTGTTGGAAAGGGATGTAATACTTATAATAATTCTAGTTATAACGAAAAAAGCTCTGTTCACGCTGAAGTAAGCGCGATAAAAGATGGTTTAAAGAAAATTTCTACAGAAGAGCTTAAAAAATGTGAACTCGTTATAATTAGAATTAATCGTTCTGGAGAATGTGTAAATTCAAAACCTTGTTGTAATTGCGAAAATTTTATTAAAAGGTATAATATTAAAAAAGTGTTTCATTCTTGAAAAAACATACATTCATCATTAAGTATAAACCAGACATTACACTTAGATTAGACATCAGAGGCTTATATTTAAGAGGGAATGTATAGAAAATAAGAGTAGCTAAAAGAATAAAAATAATTAAAGCAATAGTGCCATTAGTGGCAATAGAAACATTGTTATAATAAGAGCCATATAAAATCATTCCAGATGAAATTAATTCATATATTCCAGCAAAAAGAACAATATACTTAGCAAGCGTTAAACTTAACCCAGTCTTATTAGAAAGTCTTAACATTTCAGATTCTCCAAGAGTTAAAACCTTATCAAACCCAGAAATTATAAAAATAGCAATTTGTACATAGAAATCCATTTATAAAATGTAATTAAGCTTCTGCTGGGGTTCGAACCCAGATTGACAGATTCAAAGTCTGTCGTCATTACCATTAGACCACAGAAGCTTAATTACATTACATTACATTCAATCTTCTCCTCCATTCGGGATCGAACCGAAGACATTGCGGTTAACAGCCGCACGCTCTAACCAACTGAGCTATGGAGGAGAAGATTGAATATATTTTTGTGTACCCGAAGGTACTTTTTTTTTATCTATTTAGATTTATCTATTTAGATTTACTCGACATCTTCTTCGCCAACTTCTTCCTCTTCGTCTACAATAGAGTATCCAGTTAGCTTATGTCCCTTATAAATCTTGCCTTGTACTACCTTATAAGCAATTCCGTATTGTGTCTTACCAACAAACCACACACCCGTTGGCTGAAGAAGAAATACTGCTTCAGACCCCCTTGGAATACAATCGGTATTCATGTTTCCATCTGCGTCTAGAATATCAATAGGCTTCTTGTTTTCATCGTATAGAACAAACTGAGGTGCTCCCTTACGATCGAATGGTAGCTTTGCCTTTAGTGTAGAAGGCCACTTTGGATCCTTTGGAAACTTCTCGGCCGACTTATAGAATTCATCTACAATCTCATTCTTCAACTTCTTATCAAACCAAGCCTCGTTGTTCTGCGGAAAACTCTTTGCAATATCATCTACAGCTCGAATGTTATTCGTGAACGTCTTTAGCTGTTCGTTTTCTGTAGAATCATTAGCAAGTGAAAAAGAAATATGATACTTTACCCCACCATTATCTTGTTTATTCTGATCGACGCCGAACGGCACGCGGACTTTGCAAGTTTGTAGGATATATGGTGCCGTCTTATCATTATCCTTATCCTTATAATTCATTAGAACACTCTTACCACCTAGCTTATTCAGCTTTGGCGGCAAGAAAACTACATTTTCGGCTTCAAACTCGTTCGGTAGTAGGATTGCGTGGGACATACTTATTTCTTTGATAATAATATATACACAAAGTCTTTAAGCTATTTTATTTATCGTAATATTTTAGAATAAAATAAAATTATAAATTATAATGTTCATTATAATAGTTACCATAACATTACTAATTTTTATTGAAATATTTAATTATTTACCTAAAATAAACCTATATTCTCTATTTAAAAATAGAGAAAATAAAAAAATAGACTCGTTTACAGAATATAAATCTGAAGTTTCATTCGAAAAACAATTTGAATCTGGTAAGTTGTATACAAATAATGATTACAATTTGTTTATAATTAAAAATAATGAAACAACGCTTGTAAAAAAAGATAAAATTTATGAAATTAATGAATCATTTATATTAAAATATATCAATATAAATGAAAAAACCATGATATATTATTATAGATGAAAATAGATACTATAAATCCAGAATTTAACCATTTGAAGACTGTTATATTTTTACATTCTCTAAATCAATCTCAAACCGAAATACATCATATTACAAATTGTTTAAAAACAGAAAAAAGAGGGCTGAAAATAATTATACCATATGCCGACGAAATTGATATATCTTGGTCTAATGGAATATGCGAAAAAGTAAATTCTTGGTATAATTATTACACGTGGAACGATAATTTATATAAACATGATTCTATAAATATAAAACAATTCTGTTATAACAGCTCTATTATTAAAAATTTAATAGAAAAGGAAGCTGAAATAATAGATCCACAAAAAATTTTTGTAATAGGAATGTCTCAAGGAGGAACTATAGCCATAGATACATGTCTTAAATTATCATTTAGAATTAAAAAAGTGATATGCATTGATACTATTTTTCTCGATACTTATTTCGAAGGAAACTATTCTAAACAAACATTTACCATTTTTCAGAGCATAAAAGATAAGGTTTACAATCCAATATTTCAAGACATGTGTTACAAAAAACTGACTGATAATAATTGTAAAGTTATTAAAAATAAATATAATTATTTCCACACTGAAAATTTATCATTTATATTAAAATTCATTAATTCGAATATTGCTTAAAATTACACTATTTAAAAAAAATAAAACAGTAATAAGTGTGAGATATGAACTATTTTGATTCGAACGACTATGAATCTGATAGCGACGACTGTTACGAACCACTTGATGAAGACACCTTGAAAGATATGATTCTTTATAGCAAGTTGGGCTCTATTTCTAGATTTAAGAAACACATCGATAAAGAACCAGAATTTTACGGAATAGGAAATCTTTCAGATTTTGCAATTTTTAATATTATAGAAACCCAAGGGAAATCTAATAAAAATTATCTCTCTGAATATCAAATTGAATTATTTCAAGATCTCTATGATTGTATTCAAAAAGAAGGGAATATTACAAATTTTAATTTTGTTTACGAAAAACTAACACGGAAAATACATGTCTAAAGAAGTCTGTTTCTTTTTGCTACATTTTTATTATAAAATCTTTCTATCTTAGACGCTTCTATAGAAATTATATTAGGACTAATACTTGTTTTTTCAGCTAATGAACTAAGATTGTATTTTTTATCATTTTTTAATTTTGACAAATAATATATTATCCCAAATTCTTCTTTAGTTTTAATTGGGTTACTTAAGTAACCCTTTAGATCTTTTTTAACTTCTCTTATTTTATTTTTATATTCTGGACTTAGGTCTATTGTAACTTTAATTCCAGTAGGAATAGATATGTATTTTTCATAAGATGTTCCGCTAAAAATATCTCCAATTATGAAATTATAGCTATAAATGTCTCCAACTTGTATCTCTAAAACTGTTGCTAAACGCTGTATATTTATATTAAGATTATTATATACCAATGGATAATATATAGACCACGCCATAAGAGACAATCTTTCTTTTCCACGAAGATCAGGTTTTACATTTACAATAGTATACCAAAGTGATACTATTTCTTTTCTTATTCTATCAAATACCACTTGGTTAAATTTGTCAGAAATAGTATCTAAAATATTATTTATTGCGTCAATGTTTTGCTTTATTCTTTTTTCTTCTGGATCCAAAGAATTGAATGTGTTTGTTTTTGAAAGATCTCTTTTTACTACTTTTCCGTCTTTTATTACACTAATTATTTCAGTCCCGGGCGTTATGAATGTACCCCTTGTAAAATTTAAATTTTGCTTGTAAGTTGCATATGGATTAACAGATACCCCAGCAACAACTCCACATTTATTACATATTTTTTCATGTGTAGTAGATACAAAATCTGAAGAATTACATAATTGACAAGTGTCGTGACTTGTTATTGTAGGTGTTATTTCTTCTTCTTTTATTAATCCTTGGCGTTTTAGACAATCTAATAGATACTTTTTTGGATTTTTAATAGAATCTAACTTTTTTTTTAAAAGAAGTGCTGTGATTTCTTTAGACATTTATTATTAATTAGTATTTTTTTTATTTACATTAGATTAAACAAATGTACGCGTTAATTAAGTTTGGTATATTAAGTGTAATAATTGGGAATGTAATAGGATTTTTAGTTTCGTTACTTCTAGCGGCAGATCTTCCAGAAGTTTGTAAAGATTGGAATAAATACTATGCAATGGAAGTGTCTTTATTTATGACGGGGGTAATTCTTTATTTACTCACAAATAATACGTCTTCTTATTTTAAGAAGTGGTGTGCAGTATCTTTAAATAATTAATAACTTAATTATTATTAAATCACTAACAGCCCTCGCGGGGGATCGAACCCCGAACCTCAAGATTAGAAGTCTTGCGCGCTATCCAATTGCGCCACGAGGGCTGTTAGTAATTAAAACGTAAATGTACTCTCTTGAATAAGTTTTATTATAATATTTTTTCTTTATCCAGTTGTGCGGCGTACAACTCGCCGCTTTGTAGGTGCCTTTGGTGCTTCTTCTGTTACTACTTCTGCGTCTGCTACTACATCTGGAGGCTTAGTTGGTTGACGAGTAATTGGTGGAGGCGTCCGAGGAGTCTCGAGAGGAGTCTCGAGAGGAGTCTCACGAGGAGTCTCGAGAGGAGTCACTGGCTCAGCCTTTGGTGGGTAATGAGGCTTTAGATAACGCTGAATATTAAAAAACGTGACTGGCTGATCTGGATCGCGAAGTAGCACCTTAAGCTTCTTACCAGCTTCAGTATCATCTAGCTTAATAAAACGGCGATTTGCGGGATCTTGAATATCACTGTCCTTAATGTACTTATTAATAGCCCTTGTTACATCCTGGCGAGAATGTTCGCCAAGCTCGAAACCAAGGAAAACACAAAGTTCGTCAGAAATCTTTACTGGCTTCTGTAGAGCAGAAGGACGCTTTGGAATATCAGAATCAGAATCATCAGATACAGATTTTACGGCGCGGCGTCGGCCTGGCTTAGTAGCCTTTGTAACTTCCTTCTGAAGAACCTTCATACGAGCAGTTAGGGTCTTGCCAGTGTCGATGTACGCAGAAAAATCCTTGAGCAGTAGCTCAAACTTCTGTGCTGTAGTAGTTGGTTCTACCAGAGGCTGGGTATTCTCATCAAGGTCTGTCATTTTTAGATAAGTATATATCACTCTTTTCTTTAAGTAGGTTTAACACTGTGCGTTTTTAATTAATGAAATCCAGTAATTTAATTTTAATTTTTCATAATTAAAATCTTGTTTTTCGAATATATTTATTGTTTTTTCAAGCAAAGTCTTATTTACATCTTTCCAATCTTTTACTACAAGAACAGGGAGGTCTTTGTAAAGATGATCTATTTTAGAAGTCTTAACGATAGGTATACAACCTAAAATTAAAGCCTCCCAATTTCTATGACAATCTAACCCTCCTCCATGAGGACATATACAGAATGCAAATTCTGACTGTTTTTTCCATGATATAAATCTTGGCACTTTATTATCTTCGTAATACACTAAATTTTTATCTAAATTAGAGAATGCATCTTTGCGATCGTAGCCATGTTTAGTGTTAATTGAAAAATGAAAATTAGCGTAACATAATAATTTTCTTTTAGAAAAATGATTTGTTTTATTTTTAATATTCTCTAAGATTTTCTCTTGATCTTTACAAGATGTAATTGGACCCCATAAAGGAACTTTAGTAAGAGTATGATAATCTAGTCCAATTGGTATAATTGTAATCTTTGGGTGTACAAGTGTGTTATTTTGACAGTACCAATGTTTTATTCTTTTGTCTGAAATAAAATTATTGAATGTAATCTCATCTAATACATCAAATGGCATATCTTCATCGCAATCGCCCGAAACTAATGTAAATTTAAAATTTATTTTATAAAAATAATTTATCACAAAATCTTTCATAGCTGAACCGCATACGTATAAAATACAACCGGGGGCCATTTTTTTTTCATAACCACTGATAAAATTAATACTTGAAATTTGATTAATAGAATAAACATCGCATGATTTTAATATTCCCCTGCTTGAAACAAATGTATTTTCTGATTCCATTAATTTACTTTAATTAAATAATATTCTTATATTATTTGCCTAAAAATTATAAGAGGTTGATTTAATTATTTATCAAATATAATTTTATGAAATCTTTCTAGTACATATCCTTCGACTGGATTTATATCTTTACCCGATAATTCAACAATATTTAAATAAAAATCTCTTGAATGTTGTAATATGTTTTCCTTTGATACAATGAATTGAGCTCCCGCGCCAAACTCAAATTCAAGATTTTTTTCTCTTTTTCCAAATATTTTTTCATATGTATCTATCAATGGTAATCCATGGTGATATATACACCCTGTTAAATTACATTTTAAAATTGTTTTGCATAAAGATTTATAACCAAGATTAAAATCAGTATCTCTATAATATTCTAATAATTTTATTATATCAGGGGTATGATCAAATGGATATCCCTGTAAAAATACAGTATATTCTGATAAATTATAATAATTGTCATATATATATTTATAATATGTATGTGATTCTCTACCGACGTTATCTAATAAAACTTCGTTAAAATCATTTCCTAATGGGATTCCTTTGTTATATATTATTACATTTGAAAAAGCCTTAGTCCAATTTACGTCTTCTTTATATCTTGCCACTATAATAGTAATATTATTCATTTTATTATAATAGAATAATATTATATTTTAAAACGGATAATATTTTTAAACGGATAATATTCTTAAATCATCAGCAAAACAACATTCTAGACTTAGATTTCTAACGCCAAAAATATTATTAACATTATTCCTTACAAATAAGGCAAAATCCGATTCTCCAGAAATGTTCCCATTTTTACAATATTCAAACATTTTAAGATATTTACATTTAATAGCAAAATAGCCTAAAACGCAGTCATCTTTATTTTCGTGAAATTTAAGAGTACATACATTAAAGAATTTAACAAATGCTTCAAATCTATCAGAAAGTCTTTTAACTAAATTTATTAGATCTAAATTAAGAACTTTATAGCGTCCAGTTAATTTAAATATAAAGTCTTCATCAGAAATATTATACGTCTTAATTACGTGCTTTATATCTAAAAGTTCATTCATTCCTTTGTTTGGAAAGTTTAATGAATTATTAGATGTATAAATAACGTCGCATCCAAGATTATCTAAATAAGTCTCTCTTTTTCCATTATTTTCCACTACTATTACTTTTATGTCTTCTTCATTCTTTGTAAGTTCTACTATACTGGTTATACATTTTATATACCTGTCTTTTCTAATCAGTTCATGTTTAATTCCTACTTTATTATTTATACAAGTTGTGACAATTATGTAAAACATTTTAATTTAAATTAAAAAATACTTTATATAGATTTATTAGTATTTACAAGTTTAATATCATGATGAGGACTTGGATATATATTAAAATCTAACTGTCTAAGATTATATTCTATAACATATTCATCCCATAATTTCTTAAGATTGGGAAAATCATAATCGTCAAATATTAATATAGCATTATCATTAACAAGCTTATAAGAATTTTTAATATCGCTTCTTGCAACATCTACGGAATGTCCTCCATCTATATGGATAATATCAAATTTTTCAGTTTCATTTACAACAGTTTCTATACTATTTCCGTATAAAATAGATATTCGTCCAGGAAAAGCTTCTTCTATCTTTTCAAAACATGGTCTTGTATATGCATGTTCTCCAAGATCGTAACATTTTAAAGTTATGTTTTCGTTTGTCATTAACATCAGAAGTGCAGAAAATCCCGAATTAAAACCTATCTCCATAACATTTTGTGCTTTATTCTTGTTTAATAAAACTCTACATAAATTCTTAACTTTATTTTCAAATACATCAGAAATAATATTAGTATGATGACGCATAAAAATATTACCTTCTACTAAAACATTCAGATTATTTATAATTGGTATCAAGTTATTTGTTATAAATTCTTTAGTCTTAGTTATAATTTTTTGAATTTTATTTTCGTATATCTCTTTTGAAAAATTTTCGGCCATTTTTAATTTATTCGAAGTATATCCAGGACCACCGGGAAAATGATGAATAATTTTGTGAATGTCAGTATTATTGCACACCACAACATCATTAAGCACTTTATTATCATACATATCAAACTTAAAACAATTATATATAACAAAAGGTTGATCATGAAATAACGATAGTTGTTCTCTTGTTTTCATATCTTTTTTGATCTCTGAAAAAAGATCCTTTACTTTTTGACAGTTTTTAAAAAGTAAAACTCCGCTAGAAAATGCTTCTTTATCTTCATAATTATCGGCTTCTTTACCAAAAAGTATTTTTCCATAATAGTTGTTAGAATCTGTAATGTTACCTTCTTTTATTGCATAAATTTTTTCTTCAACGCATAAATCAAATACCTTATTTATATCATCTCTTACCACAACGTCACAATCTAAATACAGAATTTTATCATAAATGTTTACTTCGTCGTAAACAAATAAATCTATTCTCGCTTTACAAGCTTGATCTACATTTTTATAATTATCGTTTACTATAAATTGGAAAATATTAGAATCATAAAAGCTAAAATTTTCAATTAGTTTTTTAAATTTTGTACTTGTATAAACAAGGAATTTAAATTTACATTTTGAAGAAATAAGAATACTTTCAGATAAATAAGAAAACAATTTAACATAATCTTCGTGTACAAATACACATGTAAATATACAATTCATTTATTGTAATGTAAATTTAAAATATTCTAAATTTAAACCAATTAAAGATAAAATTTATTATATAAATATTATGGATTCTATTCAGAAATTTATTGAAAAGAATAAAACTTATACCATTAAATTTTCTATTGGAAAGTATTCTGATGCTTTTGGTTTTGACAATCAAATATTTGATCACGATAATTATCTCAAAATTTTTAAGCTTCTAGATTCTTGTACGACTTGGGAATCTTCAGAAGAAGAAGTTTTAGAAGACTATGCAGAAAATTTTGAAACAATTGATTCAATGATTCTGGTATGTCCAGATTCTCCTTATGATATAATCGTAAAGGCACAAATAGAAAAAGAAGAAACATCAAAAGATAATTACATGAAAGAAATTCTAACTTATAAAAGAAAATATCACGCGTTTATACTATCCAGTGATACAGAGTTTTACATAGATCTAAAAATAACTAATAATAATATAAATTCTAAATACCTTGCAGAATCTAGCTATCTTAAAATTCTTGATATTATCAAACTTTTTGAAAAAACTCATTTAGAATTTAAAGTTTTGAATTAATAAGTTTATAAATGAAAATAGCCATATGTATGGTTTGTAAAAATGTTGGAAAATATCTACAATGCATTTTCGAAAATATCAAAAAATTAATGAAGTACAATATTATTCTTATTATAGAGTATGATAATTGCACTGATAACACGTATGAAATTATTAAAAAATACATAACCGAACTAAAAATTGAACACAAGATAATAAATCTCGTGGGAAACAATTCTATTTGCAGAACAGAAAGAATATCTAATGCGAGAAATGCTTGTTTAGATTATCTTGATACATTAGAAGACATTGAATATCACATAGTATTAGATCCAGATGACATTAATTCAAAACCTTGGAATATAAACCTAATACAGAATGTATTAGATTCTGAAAAAAAATGGGGCGCCATTTCATTCAATGGGGACAACTCAAAAGACACGGAGGGTAATTATTATGATAAATGGGCACTTCTCGTAGATGATTTTAAGTGGCATTGTTGGGGTTACGGCGATCTTTCACCTATTATTATAAAAGAAATGGAAAAATACATCTTTGAAAAATTTGAACAGAATGAAATCATACAGTGTCATTCTGCTTTTAATGGGTTTGCTATTTATAACACTAAAGTTTTTAAAGGGTTAAGATATTGTGGAAGAATATCTAAAATAGATTCTAAATTTTTTAAAAATGATATATATAAAAGTATAGAATTTCTTAAAAAAAGACCTTACTTCTTAGAAATTAAAAATAAATATTCAATATCTCCAGAAGTTCATTTCCCTTTAAATTCAGATAAAAATCAATGTTATATATTTAAAGAATCTAATAATGTCCAAAAAATTTTACCAGATGAAATTTGCGAACACATCTATTATCATCTTTGTGCTAAATTGAAAGGAGTTTCAATTGTAATATCAAAAAAAAATATATGTTTAATATAAATTAAATGCCTCGTAAAAGTTATAACTCAGATTCTGCTAGAGAATTGGCGCAATCTTATAAAATTACATTATCTAAAATACCAGCTACTAGACCAGATCTTAAGATAACTGTTAAAAATATTAAAGATTATACCAAAGAGACTGGCCTATCTAAGGTCAATAAGACTGAACCTAAGAAATTTCAGCAAAAAGGTTATCACGTTAAGATAGTAATAGAACCTAGAGGAGCCGAAGATATAGATTTAACTGGACAAAATAAGAATCATAATCTAGATGAATTAGTAAAATTCTACAAACCTCTTCTACCAAACGTTGGTTGGACAACAGATTATTTTAGAAATGAAAAAGTGTCAAAAACAACTGTAAAAGGTATTGGTAGAATAGTTTTTGATTTTGATGTTCCAATATTAAACACTAACGAAGTTGATTTTGTAATTCAAATGGCCACTGATTTAGATGATGACGGTAATTATCCTATACAGGTACTAAATGGGCGTATAGTTTCTATTGATGCTAGAAATTTATCAAGAGACGTTCTTGGTGTTACTCTTTTAAGAGAACATATCATCTCTAAAAAAATTACGCCAATATAAAAAAAAAGTAATCAATATAAAAAAAAAGTAGATTAAATATCTAACTACAATGTTTGGTTCATTTAATGAACATAACAAATCAATTAGACGAGAAGACATTAATACAATTACTGGATTTAATTGTATTAATGTTTTATATTATCAGCAAGCTTTCGTACATAAAAGTGTTCTTCGATTTCTTGGAGATTCAGAAATAAAAGATTCTTATGAAAGATACGAATTCCTTGGAGATTCAGTATTAAATCTTGTAATTGCAAAATTTATAATAAATAAATATCCAGATAAAGAAGAAGGTTTTCTTACTAGAATTAGAACTAAATTAGTAAATGGAAAGACTTTAGCTTACTTAGCAAAAAAAATAAATCTTCAAGATTTTTTAATAATAAGTCAAAATGTAGAAACTATAGGCGGGAGGAAAAATGATAGAATTCTTGAAGATGTATTTGAAGCTTTTATTTGCTCTATTCACAACGATCTTGGTTTTAGATATGCTGAATATTTCATACTAAACATGATACATAAATACATGAATTTTTCTGAAATAGAAGAAGACACTAATTATAAAGATATACTTCTAAGATATTGTCAACAAAATATTCAAACAAATCCAACATATGAACTTATTTCGACATCTGGTCCAGCACATAATAAAAATTTTACATCTGTGGTATTAATAAACGAAATAAAATATAATCAAGGTTCTGGCAAAAACAAAAAAATATCAGAGCAGAATGCATCAAAAGATACTCTTATTCACTTTGGTTTTAAATTTTAGATAGCCCCCGTACTTCCAAAACCACCCTTACCTCTAGAGGTCTCATCGTTAACGTCTTCTATTTGAAAACCCGGGAGTTTTCCGTCAAATGATACTATTTGAAAATAACAAGATCCTTCTGAAAGAATTACCTCTTCATCTTTAAGATTATCTACTACAACCATAACACTACCACGATAGTTCTTGTCAATAATACCTATAGAATTTGCAAGTCGAATAGATGTCTTGCTAATGGAACTTCTGGGTACAAGCATATACCCATTCGTTGGTCTTGTTTTAAATCCCAAATCAATTTTAAACGAAATTGCATTTGGAGGTACAATAACTGGCTTACTCATTGGAATGTCAAGACCCACGTCTTCATTCTTTTTTGCTTTGGTGTAAGTAGGATGTTTTCTCCAGATGTGATCTAATTCTGGGTCAATAATAATAAACATTCTTAAATATACATACTTTACTCTTTTAAATTACTTAAAGTTATTGTAAATTTAAATTTAATAATGTCTACGACAAAGAATATTATCATGAATGTCGACAAAATTAAGACAATTGGAAACGGAGGATTTGTAAAACTAGTAGATTGTATGCCAAGAGTTATTCCAAAAGAGGCAAAACACTTGATGTGCGATCATGCAATTGTTCAAGCGGCGAGGGTTTCTCTTAATCAAGGTCTTAAAACACCGGAAAAAGATATTGGTCTTATTAATTTTCTTGTGAAACATCGTCACACTAGTCCATTTGAAATGGTAAAGTTTAAGTTTCATATTAAGGCCCCTATTTTTATTCAACGTCAGTGGATTCGTCATCGAACAGCTAACGTAAACGAGATTTCTGGTAGATATTCTGTTCTAGAAGATGAATACTATTTTCCACAAAAGATTTATGACCAAGGTAAGATGAATAAACAAATGTCTGGTAACGAAATCAAAGATAAAGACACGAAGATTCTCTATTATACTTATCTCGGTAATTGTAGAAGCCAATATGACATTTACAAGAAGCTAATTGATCGCGGTGTATCAAGAGAAATGGCTAGAATTGGACTTCCGTTGAATATGTACACTGAGTTTTACTGGTGTATTGATCTTCATAATCTCATGAATTTTGTAAGACTTAGATCTGCTGATAATGCCCAATTTGAAATTAAAGAATACTCTGACGCTATTAAAAATATTGTAGCGGAATTTTGTCCAAATACAATGAAAGCATTTGAAAATTCATCTATAGATACAGATAAAATTAAAAATTCTTAAAAAGAAAGTGTATAAAATATTGTGTGTTTTTTTATAATCTAATAGATCATAAATAATCGCATGTTCAGTAGATTTTGTAGTATAACTTATTTTTGGATCGCTTTCAGAATAAGACACAAATTCAAATTCTACATCTTTTTCGATGTGATAAAAAAGTAATTTTAATTTTAACTTAATTCTTTCTAAGAACTTCTTTTGAAAAGAGTAATAATCTTTTAAAATTTTTGAAAAAAGTTCTTTCTTCTGATTAAGAATTTCTATAGTATATTTCTTCTCATAAACCAATTGGTTTATATTTACACCTTTATTTATTCTTACAGAGTCGTCTTCTATAGTATAATTAAATCTATTTATTGTTTCTGATAAATGATTTATTATAATAGTAATATTATTATGAATACCTTGAATTTCTTCAAAAGAGTAATATGTATACTCTAAGTCTATAAAAGGCCTAAATTTTTTAACTTCTATTTGTTTTAAAAAATCAAATGAATCTATATTTTGTAAAATGTTTATAATTTTCATATAAAATTTATAATACTGACCATATATCTTATAGAGAAATGTGTTGTATAAATTTATATAATTCCTTACATCATCGTTTGTTATTTCTATTTGAAATAACATTTTATCAAGAGACGATAAAAACTCTTCCTTTTTAGAAGCTTCTTTTATGTATTCTTTATATATTGAACTTAGATTTTCGCATTTATTTGTTATATCTTTAATTATTCTATCAATGTCATTTTTACAATCTTCAATGTATAAAAAATCTTCGTTGTTTGACATTATTAATATTGTTATATAATATATTAAATGTGTGACGAAAAGTCTGAAATTATAAAAGAAGGAATTTCATGGGAAAATCACCATGAAGGTATATTTATAGACTGGGCAGATAAAGCTGCATGTTATAAATGGTTACACGAAAGATCGCATTTAAAGTATCATAAAAAAAGAAATTTTTACACAATACCTGTTATTATATTTTCAACACTTACTGGTACTGCAAATTTTGCTTTAGAAAGAATTCCTAAAGATTATCAATCTACTGTCACGCTTGTCATCGGTAGTTTAAATATTATAACCGGTGTTATAACAACTATTTCTCAATTTTTAAAATTAAATGAATTAACAGAATCTTATAGAGTAGCAGCAATTTCTTGGGATAAATTTCATCGCAGTGTAAGACTTGAATTAATTAAAGCCCCAGAAGAAAGAGTAGATGTATCTTATTTTATGAAAATTAATAGAGACGAATTTGATAGACTTATGGAAACTTGTCCGAGTATAGACAATGATGTACTAGAATCTTTTAAGAAGTCTTTAACATCTGGAAAAGATAAAAAGGAAATAGATAGAAAACTTAAAATTTTTAATAAGCTTACAAAACCAGAAATATTCAATGAAATACAACCTTTAGAAGAAGTTATATTTAAAAGAAGAGAAATAGAAAACATAAGCACAGAAGAAATTATTAAATTAAGATCGCTTATGTTTGAAAGAGAAAAACATCAAGAAAATTTAGATAAAGTTAAAACATTTGTATATAATTTTGACTCTAAATATTCTAGAAGACCGTCTATTCAAGAAATAAATTCAAATGTATCAGATATTAATCAATCAGATTTAAATGTAATAGTAGATGATCTCAAAAAAACAAACCAACTGTAAATATTGCTAATTTTAAAAGTGTTTAAAAATATTAAGTAATTATTAATTAATGACTGAACTCAGGAAAGAAAAAATACTCGATTGTTTAAGAAAACTATCACTTCGTTCTGGGTTTGTTTCGCTAGAAAACTTTGTAAAATACAAAGAAAGAATGTGTTCGGAAGAATACGCCGCTGTATATCCAGAAATACAGATAATAAGCACAACAAATGAAAAGGTTTATGTAGATAACTTAAAAGTTATGACTGCACAAAATTTATACGATGCAAAGACTGGATCTATGGTAAAATTTAATGATAAAACATCACAACAGTTAAAAATATCTGAACCCCCTATAAATTGGTGGGCCTCAGAAAAATGGGATGGTATTAGAGCACTTTGGGATGGAGAAAAAATGATATCAAGAGGTTCTGGAGTAGGAAAACCAAAAGTCTATACTTACATACCAGAATGGTTTAAAAGAAGTCTTCCTCCGAGTATCCCCCTAGACGGTGAAATATGGATTGGAAGAGGTCTTTTTCAAAAAACAAGTAGACTTTCTACGCTAAAACCAGGTAAAAGTTATTCACAAGAACAAATTGATAATATTTGGACCGGTTTAGAAGATCCTCAAGTAATATTTAAAGTCTTTGATATTCCAAATGATCCGCGACCTTTTGAAGAACGAATGAAATTGCTACAGACGATAGTAAAAGATCAGAAAGAATGTTGGAAAAAATTAGATTACATGAATAAGAAAACGTTTCCGATACAATTTACCGAACAAGTTAAAATTAAATCAATGGAACAACTTGTTAGTCTTTATAAAAAAATGACTTCTGAGGGAGCAGAAGGTATCATGCTAAGGGCTCCTGGTTCTCAATACGAAACAAAAAGAAGTAAGTACATGTTAAAATACAAAATCAAAGAAGACGCCGAATGTATAGTACGAGATTACACGCTAGGCGAAGGAAGACTTAAGGGTCTTCTCGGTTCTCTCAAGTGTGAAATTATACAAGACTCAAAGGCTTCTGGAATTTTTACACAGATAGGAACTGGTTTCACAGATTCTCAAAGAACCAATTATAATAAAAAGGGTTATTCAGAGTACGTCCCAATAGGAAGTATAGTATCATTTTCTTATATGGAAATGACAGACGACGGAGTTCCAAGACACCCTGTATATCGCGGCATCCGAGACGACATTGAAGCTCCAAAACAGAAAGTTTCTATAGCACATGTAAAACAAATTCTCAATAAGATTATGAATAAAATAGTAATAGAAAAAGGACAAAACTGGAGTTTTAAAGTTAAATTTTATAAACAAGCTTTAGAAATTCTAAAAGACGATTCTGATCTTATAACATTGGAAGATTACATCAAAGAACTTAGAAAAGGAGGAATGTTACTTAAAGATGAAGAATCTTTCAAAGCTAAAAATGGTACATGGAAGAGTACAATTCTGCAAAAAATAGACCTTATTTTAAAAACTGGTACAGTAGACGATCTACTGGTTGAGTTAGAATCTATAGCTATAGAAAATTTTTCCCGAATACCTGGTATAGGTCCAAGTGGGGCAGATAAATTATACAAAGATCACGCTATTTCTACTATACAAGAGCTTAGAGACTTATACTCTAGAAATAAAAAAGTATTAAATGACAAGCAAGCTATAGGTCTTGTCCATTACGAAGATCTTCAAAAAAGAATTTCAAGATCAGAAATGAATCTATGGAACGAAATTCTAGTTGATACTTTTAATAAAACTACACAAAACGGAACTATACAATTAGCTGGATCTTATAGAAGAGAAAAAACAGACTCTGGAGACATAGATGTACTCATAAGTACTCCAGAATATGATCCAAGATTGATGGATTCTTATTACAATAACCTAATAAAAGAAGGAATAATAACTAAAAAGAATACTATTTCAAAGGGTAATGTGAAAATAATGGCAATTGGAAAGATAGATGAACACTATCGACACATCGACATCTTTTACTATACAAAAGATGTTTATCCATTTGCTCTTTTATTCACAACGGGATCTAAAGAGCATAATGTGAACATGAGAGCACATGCCCTTAAAAAAGGATACTCATTGTCAGAACGCAACTTGACACATGGTACTGCATCTGGTAGACCAGTTTCAAAAGAAGAATATCTAGAAAAAATACAAAAGGAATATCCAGAAACAGAAGAAGATATATTTAAATTTTTAGAATATAAATACGTTTTACCAAAAAATAGATAATATAATATAAATGTAATGCAATAAATGGATTGTTATTACTACAAAACTATAAATGAAACTAATTATCCTATAATAACCAATGTAGATTTAACTATAATACTAATGATGGAGAATTCTACTAGATTTAAGAAAGACTCTTTTCTATTGACTCTTTCTAAGAAAACAATTATTCAATATAACAAGGGTTACAAAAAGTGTAATAAAAAATACATTACCAATTCAGTCGAAGATATAAACCATGCTTATTACACTGCATTAATGTATTCTAAAAGTTTTAATAATGTATTAATAGTAGAAGAAGATGCAGAAATTTTAAATACTGAACAAAAACATTATAAACTAATAGACGAATACCTTAGTGGTACATTTAATGTACTTTCATTCGGGACAAACGGGATTTTTAAAAGTATAGATAAAAATTTTTATAAAGTAGACGCCCCTCACGGAGCACAAGCTCAGATTTTTTCTAAAGACTTTAGAGATAATCTCATATCAAAACTTGAAAATAAAAATTTTAAAGGTGAAATAGATGCTGATTATCTTAATAATTATGTAGTAACAGTTTACAATTTTCCTCTTATTGTTCAAAAGTTTCCAGATACTGAAAATTTTAATAACTGGTCTGGGAATAAATTTTTAAATAAATTAGGTATCAAGACTCTAGCTCTTGATACCTCGTTAAACGGTTGGTACATTATACATCTAATTTCTAAGTTTCGAGGAATAAGTAAAACTTTACTTGTTTTTATACTTGTTATTTTATGTTTATTAAATTACAAAATTTTATGAATATTAAAATATAATCTTATACTAAATATATCATGGAATTATTGAGAGATCCTAAAATAGAAGAAAAGTTCCATAACTTAGTTAGAAATTTTCTAACTAAGAACGAGAATTATGATGTTTCAAAGTTTATCGGTGGTCTACCCGTGACTTTAGAACGCAATGATATATTTGATCTTCTTCTTAAAAATTCCAGAGGCAATTATAAATATACAGTAACACAGAAAGTAGATGGAACTAGAATGTTAATGTATATCGGCCTCGATATGGGTAATAAAGACAGAGTTGTATGTTTTATAGATAGAAATATGAAAATATATACTATAAGAGATTCTTCGCGCTCTATTTTACCCTACGTTAATTCTAGAGAAATGTTAATTGACGGTGAATTAGTATTTTTTGACTCAGAAGGGAATAGTTATAAAGATCTAGAATCTTCTCGAGTAAAAGGTGTTTCTTTTATGGCTTTTGACATGTTATTTGGTCCAGAAAATATAGACATAAGTCCAGATGGTACTAAATTGATTGGACAAGAATTTTCAATGATGGTTCCAGAAGACGGAATTCTTAGAAGTTATGAATGGAGATATATATCTCGTTACGACATTCTACACAAACTCATAGTTCCTTCTAAATTTAATAAAGAAGAACCTATTCTAACAAAAGCATTCAAAGATACTAACTGGTTTAATATTGAATTAAAACCTATATACTTTCTAGACTCTATAAAAGATCGAGTAGTTTTATATAATAGCACAAAGTCTGGATATCTACAGACTTTGATATCTAAACAGCGCAGAGAATTTTACGGAATGTTAATGATTAAATACAATAAAAACACTAATATTTTTACTAAGAAAGCTCTGGAACTTGATGGTTTAATATTTACATCAGAAGACACTCTCTATACAATTGGTTCTTGGAACAAATTACTTTCAATACAGTTCAAATGGAAACCAGTTGAACAACAAACAGTAGATCTTTTAATTAAAAAATCTAGACCAAGAGATTCTGTTGCACAATTATTTATAGCTAAAAAAGGCAAAATAGAACCTTTTCAATTTAATTATAAAACAATTCTTGCAAGCGTTCCAGAAAATATTTCTGACAATTCTATTGGAGAATTTTCTATAGATTCATCTGGAAATTTTGTTTTTAAAGAAATTAGACAAGATAAAAAGACTCCAAATGCTCTTAAAACTGTATTAAATGTTATTAATAGTTTTAAAAATCCAGTAAATATTAACGAGTTTCATTACTTTTTACATCTTCCTTCTTTAGGTAAAAAGGATCTAGAAAAAATTCTAAAGTATTCTTCAAAAACTAAGCTTTTACAATGTGTAACTTATTACAAGGGGATTTCTTCACTTAAACAAGAGGATGCAAATATTATTCTAGAAATGATAAAAACCAGTTTTGAATCTAAAGACTTAGAATTAGAACTTCGTCTTGGTAAATTAGATAAATTTTTTAATCCACGATTATTCAAAGATAGATTTAATAGTTTATTGTTGAAGGCTGAACAATTTAAATTTAAAAAGAATGTAGACCAATTTGTAGATGTATACTCAGACAAAGTGAGAACTAGATACTTATTCTCAGAAGACTTTAAAAGATACGTGTTTTTTGAATCTATTGTTAAAAATAGAATTAAAAACTTGGATTTAAAAACTGATTCTTTTCTTGGAAATGATATAAGAGTAGCTCTTTCATCTGAAATAAATGTAAAAGAATACAACGAGATAGGAGAAGCATACTCAAAAAATAGAATCAGTTTTACAGAACCAAATAATTTATTCAGAATTGATTTCACGATTATAAAAGAAGGTTCTTTCGAAAGTAGAACGTTTCAAGCAAAAGATAAAGCTAATATTACATATCAAGTAGAAGTAGAAATATTATCTGAAAAAGTAGTTCCAGAAAATTTATTTAAGTTTTTAGCTGGGTTTCTCTAGGTTTACCTAATTCGCATACTCTATGAGCTACCAAAGAAAATCTGCTAATTTTATCGCATACAACATAACTAGATCTAGTCATAAAGTAAAAATCCTTTAATAGTTCAAGATTTTTACTTTCCTTTGACTCTTCTCTTTCTAAGTGAAGCCCTACATTTCCAGATGTACGAACATTGTTAGTTTCTAATACATTATACTTTGAATCTATTTTTTCCACAAATAAATCATAAAGAATAGTAGAATCAGTTAAAACTAATAAATTTTCAGTACCTTTGGGTATCTGTGAAATTAGGTTATCTACATATTTTTCTTTATGATGAGAATAATTTGTCAAATCTGGTCTATTTTCCTCGGTATATTTACTTCTGTCGCTACCTCTTAGATGTATAGTTACAAATTTATTATTCATTAAAAAATTATAATTTGGTTCTTCTTTAATAAAATCTAATATTACTTTTTTATAAACTAAGTTAGGTATCGAAACTATCCCCATGTTATTTCTTTTATCAAGATCTGTAGTAACTAATATATCAACTTCAATATCTTTACGTTTATCAGAAATAACTTCTCTAAACAATTGAGCTATATCACCAAATTTATATTTTACATCATTTTCGTCTGACCGTTTTAGCATAATATCTTCGAAAAAAGTAGGCATAACTGACATTTTTGTATTATTAAGTTTATTCTTAATAAAAATTTTTTTAAAATCATTTATAGGCATATAATTTACATTTTTTAGATAAAAATAATAATCGAATGATTTATTCGTCTCATTTCCGCACCAAACGTGATCAGACCAATCTATAACCATGTATCTTTGTGTTTTAACAGCATATTTAAAACACGCTAAAAGATGTTCTACTCTGTCTCCAAATCCAGAATAACTTTTTATAACAAGGAATTTCATTGATACTTACACTTTAAAATACTTTTTTAAATCAATTTAAGATTCTATAAGTCTTTCTCCATCAAATTTTAGAGTTTCATTTGGTAAATACCATTCTTCTGGATCATCAAAAAAGTCTTTTTTGATTGGAGAAAACTTAAATGATAGTTTTTGAATAGTATCAGAATAAGACCCAAGTTTTTCTGTCTTATAAAGAAACGAAACTTTTCTAGTTGGAACTATATTGCCATCTGTGTCTATGTTTATTCTTAATCTATAGTATTCTCCAATTACTAGTTCATCTGGGATATCTCTTTTATTAAATGCGACTTCATTAAAAAATGATACCCCAACATTTTCTGGAAAAGATCTTGAATCATAACCAAATTTAATAGTTTGTCTATTTTTAGATAAAACTTGAAGTGTTATTTCATTTTCGAATATATCTGAATCTCCCCATGAAATTACATTGCAACAGTTCTTTTGTATAAATACTAATTTATTTGGTTCTTGCATTATTTCATACGATCCAGAAATTAGATCAGTGTAAAAATCTGGAATTGTTATTATTTCCTCTACTATTTTATTTAACAAGTCACTCTGAACATCAATTAAAAGTGCGTATCTTTCATTAAACTCCCGAGACTTTAAAGAACCTTCTAAATAAATCAAGTCCATAACTATGTACTCTTTTTTGAATTCTATATTATTAAATCTAAGTTGTCCAAATAAAACTATAGTTTCATCAAATTTTTCTGAAATGTCGGAATCTATGTAATTATAATTTGGACTTATGTAAAAGTTTCCATTAGGAGACAAAACTAAATAAAACGAAAAAGAATCTGTAGGTGTTTTATACAAAATATATTCTTCTCTTTTTAAGTCTTGTATGGTATAATAAGTTAAATAATTCTTTGTTGTTTCTCCTACCAAACTTATAAAATAAGAATAATTTTCTTCAGAAAATGTTTCATTAAAATCAGAATTTGTATTCTTTATTAATTTACCATCTTTATCTATAGAGTCATTGTTTTTATTTAAATTTTTAATTATACAAGATAACAAGTCTTCTCTTTTAAAATCTCTAAGACCTGGAAAAACTCTAGATTCTCTTTTAAAATCTGTACCTTTAATTTTTACAGTTGACCCATTTTGTAACCTAACCAAATATTCATTTGATTTTTTACTTAATTTTTTAATAATGGTAACATCCTCTAGTTTTCCATTAATGTATAGTTCAGTGGACGCCCCTTCTGAATTACTTCCAGGTTCTATTATACCAGAACCTAGATCTTCTCCGTCTATAATATTAAATTTTTCACCTTCGTTTCTATTTAATGGAAATCCATTTAAAAGATATCTTTTCATTTTTTCTATTGAGTCTTTAGTTTTTGCTTCACAACAAGGATACCAAAGTCCGTCAGAGTCTTGTACTCCATCTGGTTTGAGATATTGATAATTTGGGTCCGGACATTTACCAGACCATGTATATGGATCTGGTCTCATGCCTTCTTTATAAGTTACGCCATCTACTTCACGTGTTCTCGTAAGTCTGCATATTTTTCCACTTGGAGCGTAGCCTGTTAACGTATTAAAATCAGATTTTAATTTACCAGGAACATTACCAAGACTCTTTTTGGCGAGTATAGAACTCTGTTTTTCAAATAAATCATTAAAAACAGAAACAAAATCTGAAAAATAAGTGTCGTTTATTGAGGTGATTACACCTCCACAAAGACCCTTTAACAATTGTTTACTACTACATCTAGAAAGTGTCATTATTACAGTTCCGTATTTATTAAAAATAGATGTAAGTTTTATTCCAGGCGCCGGTACAGATACAGATTTAATGTATTCTTTTGTCATAACTTCATTTCGTGTTAGTCTCCCTAATGAATACTCCCATTCAATTATTTTAACCCCGTTTATATTAATAACATTTTCTCCACTTGGAGTTCTTTCTACGCTTGTAAAAGAGCTTTCTATAACATTGCCACTCGGGTCAAAAGGACTTATAATGTTGTCTAGCTCTTCAAAATTTATTTCAGTATCTTTTTGAATTGCGTCTATTTTAAACTGTCCAGTAACAGAATGAACATATGAAAATTGTTTCAAGAATGTATATTTATCTAAATTTAGACCACTTGAAATTCTAAATTCTTCTATATTAATAGCACCTGAATTATTTATTCTTTCTATTAATTGTGTTATAATATTATTCAAAGATTCCGCTGCCAAAGGTACATTTATCATATTTATGAGACCGTTTTTACTAATTCTTATGGATGTCTTCTGTCTGTTTTTTTCATATGAAATTATCATATTATTTAAAAATTGTGTAGTGCTAGTCTTAGAAGCTAATTTTTGTGGACCTCTCTTTTTATATATACCAAGGTATGAAACACTTGTTAAAACATCTTTGTTTGTTTGTATATTAATTTTACCATCTTGGACTTGTATCTCATCTGGGTTTAATAAAATTTCATTAAGGTCATCTTGTGTTAAAGAACTTTCCTCAAATTTAGTCTTGAAATTAATATAGTCTCCTTTGTAATTTCTATCATTTAGAATGTAATCATTAATTCCAGAAATTGTTAAGTTTAAAGAATTTTGATCTGGAAAATCGCATGATTCAGAATGATCTCTTGGACCTTCATTACCACAAAAAGTACAATAAAACCCATTTTCTATAGGACCTATAGAAGGCCTATTGTAGTTATCATTTATAGTTTCATTACCAAATGTTTTCTTTTGATAAAGACTAAGTTTATAAAAACCTTCTTCTCCTTCATCCAATAAAAAATTCTCTTTTAACTTATCAAGGTCAAATATTTCACGAGATTCATCAAATTTATTGATGAACATATTAATAGAATTAATACTGACCATTTATTATTTAGATAATAAAATAATATAAAAAAATATATCAATCATTTAATATAATGTCATCAAAAGAAGTGACTAAGTTCAATAGTTTACTTGAAGAATTACTTGACAAAATGGTAGCAAAATTTCAAAATGATAAATTGAGGTCTTATAGAAGATTTTTTATACTAATGAAGACTGTTAAGTCAAAAACACCAGTGAATTTATTTATGTCTGGTTGTGTTAATTATAGAGATCAAATAAAAACAAGAGACGAAGCCTTTTTCCTTACAAGTTCTGAGATTCAAGAAAAAAGTAAATACTTCGGAAATTTTACAGAAGATTGTGGTCTTTCGTCTTATTGGACTGAACTTACCGATTCAACTAAATATGCAATTTGGGAATATATTCAAACCCTTTTTGTATTGGGAGAAATAATAATTAACAAAGATAAGACTCTTTTTGAAAAATATAATAAACTTTATCTTTCGGATTTTAAAAATGACATAGTGAACATTAATAATTCAGATGTTTTAATAAATAAATTAAATTCTTGAATAATAAATAAATGACTACATATTGGATAAGTAATACATGCTCTCTTACTAATTCTATAAATATTTTTCCATTTGGAAACGACACGAATGAAAATTTTAATGCTCTTGCTCGACTTATAATATTTGCTACTATAATGGCGCTAGTTATATTAGATGATTATAATCCAGATAATATTTTGTTATTTGGTAGTTCAGCTCTTGTACTATCAGTTATTATATACTTTTTATTTAATAGAATATTTATAAATCTTTCTAGAGAAGAAATGGTTTATCATATACCAAGAATTATAGAACCAAAACTTGATAATCAAAAAGGTGTAAATACGTATGAAAATATAAGTTCTACTAAAAAAGAACACGGGTTAAAGAATGCAGACTATACAAGTTTTTATAAAATTTCGCAAAGTAAATTTTAAAAATAAAATATTAAGTTTAGTATAAATAAATGCCAATTGATGTAAAATTAGATAATGGTGTTAATATTTCAGATGTACTTTTAAAAAAAACTGGAGTTGCCATAGAAACTAAACTTCCAGTGATCAAAAAGGTTATTAAAAGTGCGTATAGTAAATCTAAAAATCTAAATTTAGATTTTGATCCAAGTGAAGTGTCTTTATATGATTTACCAGTGAATAAAGAGTACGTTAAAAAGATAAATTTAAATGCTAAGATTAGTCAGCCTATTCAAGGAGCAAGTGTAGATCAATTATTAGAATTTGCAAGAACTCATGTAGATAGTTATTCTAATACATCTTTGCCTGTAGTAGCTCCTAGAATTGCTATTAGTTCTTATAATGTACCTCATCCAGATATTATACCCGTATCTAAAGTAAATTGCAATGATGAGCCTTTAAATTTTGAATCAATAAATAGAAATACAGTTGATTATTATAATCAGTATAGTCTTGCGAATTACGTTCCACTTGGATCTCAAGAAAATGTAGAAGTAACTTCGTCTGCAAATGAAAAAACACTTATTAGAAGACTTTCAGAAGCTAAAAATACATACCGAAAATCTTCGAGTCCTTTAGTTGTTAAATATAATAATGATAATATTAATCATATGTATGAAAAAAGACCTAAATTTGAAAATAATAAAATGAATCCATTTGTTGGTCCAAATATAAAATCGCATATGAAAAATCATGATCGTGTTTATCAACAATCACTAAATCTACTTTAAAAAAGAATGTATTTTTTTAATAAATGCCTTTAATTTTTGATATATTTTATCCTATTAATCCAAACCCAATAATAATAAATATTCTTAATTCTATGTTTTTAACTAAAATAGAGTATAAATTATTATTTATAGAAGAAGTTGAAAACATAGAAACTACTTTTCAAACTTTTGAGTGTGGAATATGTTTAAATAATAAAATAAAAGGCAAAAAATTAAAATGTAAGCATACGTTCTGTGAAAAATGTGTAACAAAATGGCTTACAGAACATTCTAATAGCTGCCCTATGTGTAGAACTATATTAAATTGATAATTAAAATCATAATTTAAAATATTTAATATTATTAATAATGGACTCAAAAATTATAATATTAACTATAAGTTTATTTTTGACTATTTATGCAATGTCAATTATTTCTAAAAAAGATAAATCGGAGTTAGAAATAGAAGACATTCTAACTCCTATATTAGATCAAACCCCTATAGAAATTCCTAAAGAAGAACATCCGACTAGAGTAGCTGATATTGGAAATGTATTAAATAAAAAAACATCTAATGATATTGTTTATACATCTAGAAAAAATAAGCTCATACAAGAGACTGATTCTGTAGGAGGATTTAATTATTCTGACATACAAGGTATGATTAAAAAGAATACAACCTGGGGACAAGACGGTACGAAGGCATACAACAAAGAATCGGATATTCAACCAAAGTATTTATATGGTTTGCAAAGAAATAAAAATGTAATGCATTTTGATAAGCATTTTGTAGAAGATTCAAAACAACCAACTGAAGACGTGGCGTCATCTGATATCCAAGAAAGATATAAACATATGAACACTGCGTTTAATCAACTAACAAATGCAAACGCAAATTCTTATAAGAATAATATAAATCTTGATAATACAGAAAGTAAAAAAATATTAACTTTTTCTAAATCTAAGATATTAGCTCCCAGTTTTTCATTTGGTTATTTAGATTCAAAAGACCCTATTAGTTTAAAATCTGGTATTCCAGTTAATAAAGACACACCTTCAGATGTTACTAAAGGTGTAGAAAAAATGACTGATGAAGTAAAATTTAATAATGAAAATAAAATTATTTACAAAATTATTTAACTTTTAAAATATTAATTAATAATAAATGGTATATATTGTTAAAAATGGTGTCGTAGACGTATCATTTGGCAAAGAGAATCCAGTTTTAGAAAGTACAGCAGAACAAAGAGGATTTAACCCAGAAAAAATTAGAAGCACAGAAATACATTCTAATGTAATTTTACCAAAAAAAACAGAGACACCAGCATTGAAGGCCACAACAGAACGTACTAACTTTAGAACAAATACTACCAAAATGTCTTCAGCGCCTAGTGCTATATCAGATCTTTATACATCAACAAATCTAATTAATAACAATCAGAAAGATGTCGCAAAAGATAGACTAGTATCTATTTATCTTAAAAAGGATAGGTATCTAGAAAATCAATCATTTAATCTAAGAAATAATGGATTTTACGATACAAAGAAATCCTCTATTCAGAATCTAGGAAAATTTGAGAAAACTCTAGTCGCTCCAGTTAGAAAAATAGACACTGATGTTTCTGGAATTAAATTCGAATATTCTGTTAAAGGATTTAAACATGTAGAAGCGCGCGAAATTTTAAATCTGCCAGTTCCAATTAGAAAAGATATGAGTGCTATACATACACCTATTTCTATACTTTCAAATGGAACTAAAACTAGTCGTAAGGTTAAGAGTTGATTATTTTTACTATAGCATCCATATTACTATCAACGTTAACACCGAATACGTACCTAAGTTTAATCAAAGGCTTGTTATTACCAAGAGAAGCCTTAATAGTATCTAGTGATACCCACTTGATATCACTTATTTCTAAAAATTTAGTATCTACATTTATTCTAGATACAAACTTTTTAGTAGACAAGAATTTATCTCTATAAATATTACTATATGGCAGATAAACCATATACATATAATATGGTTTACCACCTTGAGTCTTAGAAATTATACAATTATCGTAAAATTTTACTCTGGATCTCAACATTTCATATTCGTATATACAACCAAGGGTTTCTTCCCATGCTTCTCTACATGCAGTTGTATAAGTATCATATTTATCAATTATCTCCGCTCTTCCTCCAAAATCGCTCCATTTATTTTCATTACTTTTACCAAGTAAAAAATAAATAGTATTGTCTGATGTTTTAGTATAAAATAATATTCCAGAAGCGTAAAGAACATTGTTTAGAATCATTACCTTTTAAGATACTCTTTTTTGTTTTTATACTGACTAATATAAAAATAGTTTTTATTTTACATTAATATGCATTTGATATTAAAAAAACATTCTATAAAAGGTCCTATAGAGGAATTATTTCCTCGTTTGCAAACTCCTAAAAAAAATACGCCTAATTATAAAATGAGTGCAGTAATTCCAAAAATTAAAATTGAAACAGAAGACTCTGCCAGACCAAAAGTTCAACTTAAAAATCCTACAAGTATAAAAGGTATTGATATTGTCAGAGACGACGATTCTGTTAGTTCTGGAAGCACTATAGAACAATCGCCTATAAAAAAACCAAAAGTAAAGTCTAAGTCTTCTAAATTTAGCGCCGACGATTTTCAAAATTTTGTTAATAGTTCTAAAGTAAAGTCTAAAAAAGAAGAATCTGATGAAGATTCTGATGAAGAATCTGAATCTGACGATAGCTGCTCTGTTTCTGTAGATTCGGAATCTGATTCCGAATCAGACACTTCTAGTATAGACAATAAGGTAGATAAAAAGAAAACTAAACAAGAAATATTAATTAAATTAATGTCTCTAGAAAAAAAGGGCATTGAACTTACTAAAAAATTCTCGATGTCTTCTAAGTTATCAGATTTACAATTTGAATTAGATATGCACACAAAACAAGCTGAAATAGATGTTAGTATTAAATTTCAACAAAAAGTTCTTATGGCAGCAGTAACTGGTCTTGAGTTTGCTAACAAAAGATTTGATCCTCTTGGTGCTAAACTAGACGGTTGGTCAGAATCTGTAATGGACAATCTTGATGACTATGATGCTGTTTTTGCTAAGTTATACGAAAAGTACAAGGAGAGAGCCGATTTACCACCAGAACTTCATTTGTTAGTAACCCTTGCTGGAAGTGCTTTTATGTTTCACGTTACCAAATCATTATTTGCATCTTCGTTACCAAGAGGAATAGAATCTACACAGGCTTCTGAAATTATGAAGAATATATCAAAGGCTATGCAAGCTGGTAATTCAGAAATTTCTGGACCATCTACAAATTTAAGTAGTTTACTAAATCAAGGAAGATCTAATACAAGAGCTCATTTTGAAGAAGATTCTTCAATTGGGTCTGTCGAAACATCAAAAGAAGTTACTATAAACGCAAAAGGTAAGAAAGCTATAAATTTATAATGCATAAAAAAAATATTTTAAGTATTATAAATGAAGATTCCAAAAGCTTATTCTTCGGGACATATAAAAGAAATAGAAGAAGTAGATGATAAGTATTTAAATCCAGTGCACCAAGTTAAACCTATTGATCAACGTTTCGATCATTTTTATAGTCCATTTGTAAAAGATTATAATAAGCTAGATTTTTCTAGTCTAACTACAGACCAAAAATTAAACTTATTATTTGACACCTTGTCTGAAACAAAGAATAATATCACTAACATGTTAATGGCCGTGTTAGTAATTCTAATCATAGTTTTATTAAAAGTTACTTTGAAGAAATGATTATTTTAAAATGACGATCTCTTCTTTTACTGTTTTACAATTTATATTAGATAAAGTATATCTTTTATTATTGTAAAAAGAAGTTCTATATTCTTCAATCGTAAGATTTCCTCCATAATCTTTAAGAGTTAAACAAGAAGGCGCTGGTTTAATTCTAAAATTAGCACCGAAAAGTTTTCTATAAAATTGACCAACAAGATGCTGCTTATTTTGAAAATGTCTGCTATTAATAGAAAAAGTCTTGACACAATTAGGAGAACAAAAATTTCCGTATATTTTGTATCTATCTAATGTAGAACAATAATCAAATGGTAAATAAAAAGGAGAATTATCAAAAAAATTATGACAATTAAAACATTTTGCTTTACAGACCTCTTTATTATAAATAAATAAAGATTTTTTTTTATTAGATTCTTTATGAACAATTGGTTCTTCTTCGTCGTCGCTAGATACATTTAATAAACACTCTTTTCTAATTGTTTTCTCTGCTTGATTTTCAAATGGGGAAGGTTTTTGTTCTTGTTCTTTATCGTGTATTTTAATAAATAAATTTCCAAATTTAACTTTATTTGTATTATACTCAGATTCATCCACGAGTGTGTTATTATTATCTTCAAATTTAATAACGTCGGATGTTTCCCCAAAAAAATTATTTTTAAAAGGAATAGCCTCCCATTTCTTTTTACGGCCTCTTTTTTTCTGAACAACTTCTTCTGGTTCTTTAATTTCTTCTTGGACCTTTTTTTTGCGGCCCCTTTTTTTTAGCTCTTCCATTTATAATTAAATAATTTAAAGATTCTTTATATTTTTTAATTATAAATGTATTTATTATATACTTCTGTATCTCTTAGCGTTGCTTATTCAATTTACAAGCTTGTAAATTACTTATTTTTTCCAAAACTTACATCTTTTGATGATGACTATTTATTTGTAGAAGATGAATATATGTTTCTCTCTTATACTATTAAACACATCGACAATACAAATTCTGTTATATTAGAAGAACTTTCTCAAGAAGAAGTTGAAAAAATAGACTCCGAAAACAAAATTAAATATGTAATCATAGACTACTTATATAATAATAAACTTATGAGATATATAACTTATTCGTTAGATATACAATTTCCTATATACGAATTTGATATAGACAATAGTACCGGGCGCGAAATTATTGGGCGCGTTCTTTTAAACGAAGAAGATGTTACAACATATGTAAAATCTTTTTTGGGTCCTAAAAATAATTTCTATAATGACAAGAATGTTAAGATAAACTTAAGTGATATGTTTGACGATCATCCTAAATTATCAGAAATGAATTTTAATGATGGACACTTAGAAATATATGCAATTTCTGGAAAACACTTAGATTACCCTCTTCCATGGACTCCTATATGGAAACAATTTTCTGGTTTACTAGATGAAACAACTGAAATGAATTATAAAGTAGAAAGTAATATAAATAAAAGTATTTACGGATTTACTATATTACAGTAATTTAATATAAAGATATTTAACTTTTATTATTAAATATGTCACAAAAAGAGGTCATATTTCATTGTAAAACTGTTCAGACAAACGCTATTAGAATTTTATTTGAGGCTCTTAAAAATATACTTGCTGATATAAACTTTAAAGCAGATTCAACCGGACTTAAATTAACAACTATAGATGGTACAGAAAATGCTATAATTAATATTTTTTTAAGATCCGATAAATTCGAAGAATACGTATGCGAAAACTCTGTTAATATAGGAATAAATCTTATATCATTTTTTAAGATATTAAAAGGTATTAAAAACACAGATACTATATCGTTTACTATATTCAAAGATGAAACAGAACACATTTATATTTCTACTACAAATACTGATAAAAGATGTAAAAATACAAGTAAAGTGAAACTTTTAGATATGGATGAAAAAATTTATAACATTCCAGATATTGACTTTGAATCTTTTATTACAATGCCAAGCTCTGATTTTCAAGGATATATCTCAGAATTAGCAGTTTTGTCAAATAAAATTAATATTAAAAAATCAGATGACCAATTAACACTCAGTGTTAAAGGAGATTTTGCAGAACAAATTATAAATATTAACGAAACTAATAGTGATGTAGTTTCTACATTTCAAGAAGGAGAATTTAATATTAAATTTATTCAATTGTTCACTAAATCTACAAGCTTATGTTCCACTGTGGAGATTTATCTTAAAACCGACTTTCCACTTACGATTGTATACAATGTAGCAAATTTAGGACAAATTAAATACTGTCTTGCACCCGTGTAATATGAACACTCTTATCCAATACGTCATTATTATTTTTACAACTAGAACATTTGATATAATAATAAAATTTAATCACAGAGTCAAATAATCTATTAAGAATACTTCTAAATAAATAAGAATTTTTTAAAAGTTGTAAAACTACTTCTATTTTTTCGTCTTCTATATCAACATTAAACTTTTTAGTCAATATTTCGTCTACACACAAGATTATTATACGATCTAGTTTATCAGAACTTATATTTCTATAGTGCTTTTTATTTTTATGTATAAAAGACACTACATTAATTACAAGATTTATATAATTAATGCCGTCTGAACTTTTAATTTCTGAGTCTACTGTATCTAGTAATCCATTTAATACCAATATATTAAGAACTTTAACGTAATGAGGTTTACTTTTAATATGAGCAATTAATAATTTCATTTATAATATAATTATATTATAAATGAACAAATTATTAGCTGGAACATTTCTATCTTTTATTATAACGGCTGGGTTTGATATTGCTCTTAATGTAACACCACCCCCTCTTGGCGCAGTAATACTCCGAGAATATTTTGATAATCATACATTATTGGCGGCCGCCTTAATAGCGGGGTTTGTAGGAGCTGTAACATTTGCTGTTATATATTATATCTACTCAGGGATTCCAAAGCTTTCTGTGTATAATATGTTTATTATATTCTGTATAAGTGCTCTAATCGGAATTCCAATGAGACTTTCTGGTCTATTTCCTATACTAGACAAATACTATTATCAAAAAATTCCGAGAATTCAATCGTTTTTAGCAGACGGTGTTTCTGGTATAATGGTGGCAGCTGTATATTACTTCATGACTCTCCGAGTTTTATAATCGTGACATATAACAGTTTTGCTACTTTTAGCATATTCAAATTTTACGTGTTCTTCATCAATTACACGAACATAATCAATTATTTCGGGTATTTTTAAACTATTTTAATCTTTTTTTCTAGATCTTCTTTATTCTCTTATAGAAAAATTTTCTAAAGAAGTGTCAATTTCAGATTGTTCTTCTTTTTCATTTGCAATTTCAATTTTAAATTTTTTAGACTTATAAAACGAGTGTCTTTTTTTATTCCAATTATTAAATACACTTATACAATCATTAATATCTATTACCAAAGCTGGATTTTCATTTTTTCTTCTTAGAATTCTGCCTATAGATTGTTCGACATTGCCTTTAGGAGAAGCTAGTATAAGAGTGTCCAATTTTGGATTGTCATAACCTTCTGAAGCCATTTGGTATGTTGCAATAATAATCTTGCATTTATTTGAATTGATTAATTCTTCGTTTTTCATACCTCCAATGTATTTACCAACGGAGTAATTTTTTAACTTTTGTAACATAATTTCACAATGAGATTTTCTATCAGTAAGTACAAGAATATTTCTATCTGAATTATAACATTCTTTTACTAAATTTACTATAAAATCAGTTCGCGTGGTATCATCTGTTATATTTGTGACGCTACTCGGTGTATTAATTTTGCCATTTGGCATATAACGAATAACATTTTCAGAGTAATCGAAGTAGTTATATATCATGATTTTAGGTTCTATAAGTAAAAATTTAACGTTTACAGCTACTTTTCCTAAAAACCATTCTAGTGTATATTCTAAACGATCTGCTCTTTTTATTGTAGCAGTTAACCCAAGATTATATTTTGATCCTATCTTATAAAACACATTTGAGAACATTTTACTACAGTAATGATGAGTTTCATCAAAGATAGAAAAGGAGAAATTATTAAACGTTTCATGTGGATAATCTTTCATAGATATACTATGTATCATTCCTATACAAATCTCTGGAATTGTATCTATATTTTTACCTTGAATAATTCCTGGTTTTATTCCAGTAAATTTGATAATTTGTTCTTTCCATTGCTCTAATAGACTCTGTTTGTTAACTAAAATTAAAGTTTTAACTCCCAATACTGAAGCTATATATAGACTTGCAAAAGTTTTACCCCACCCAGTATACAAACAAGCTATACACGAATCGTTTTTATTAATCTCTGTTAAAATATCATCTATGACTTGTTTTTGGTATTCTCTTGGTTCAGAATTTATTTTAATTTCGCATTTATTTACTGGATTTTCTATAATGTGTGATTCTCCAGAGCATTCAAAGTATTTAGGAATGTACATGTTTTTATTTGTTAATTTATACATTGCGTAATTTACTATCAACGGAGATCCCGGCATAAAAGGCGTTACTGTTAGTTTTTTCTTAATTTCATTATCAATAGGAATTTTTTTTCCTTTCATATTAATAATAAAATACTTAAAAACTTTATATATTTTAACCTTCTTCACAACCATTATATACATTCTGTAAAGCATAATTCTGCAAGTATTCTATAAACTGTATAAGCGAAGACTTTGTAATTTTATTTAATGGTGTATTATTAGTGGGTAAAATTATGTTTTTACTATTAAATCTTTCTTCTGGATTGTTTAAATTCCATCTTCTAATTTCTTTGTTAATTATAAATTTAGTGAGATCAGAATATAAAGGGTTTTTAAATATATCTTTCCAGAATTCTAATGCATTGTAAATATTTAGACTATAATTTTCTGGAGTCATTTTATATTTTCCAGTTTTATCTTTTCCTAAAAATATTAAAAGAGCAAAAGTCTGACAAAAATGAGCGGTGCCTTTTATTTGATATTTTAGATCATATGAATCAGTTGTTGTTCTGTTTTTTAACGAATACCAGTGAGCACCGTTGAAGTATAACCCAGAAGGGGTCTTTCCGCCTTTAACGTCTCCTTTATTTATTCTGCCAACACTTATAGTTGTACCTTCGGGGTCTGTAATTTCATTTGTTTCCATGTTTGCTATTATAAAATCAGTATTCGGTGATTCACTGGATATAATAGATGCAAGCATTTCAACAGTACCAAATAAGTCTACAATCCATTGTAATTCGTCACATTTATCATATGAAATTTCTTTTCTCTTAGGCATTTACAATTAAACAAATAAATAAATAAATAAAATAATTTAAAGTGAATTAACATATTTAATTATAAATGCCCAAGTATCATCTGGCAAATTCTCGTACAGAACGTTGTAGAAATAGAAATACCAATAAGGGTTTGGTTGATTTGAAAATCACTATTTCAAAGAAAAATAATTTTATCGTAGAACTTAGAAAAAATTTAGATAATTTTCGTTCTGAAAATACTTACCTAGATAATACTTATAAGTTTTTGTATAATATGTATTATAAATTATATAACGATTTTGAAGAACTTTCTGGAGCTTATTGTCAACTTAAAAAGGATAAAGAAGATCTAGAAAAAAAGTATAAAGACCTTCTTGATGAATTTGTAGAAAAAGAGATTAAAATTGAAAACTAATATAAAGATTTAATTAATAATTGAATATAATACTCACATGGAGACATAGCTCAGTTGGTTAGAGCATAGGTCTTATGAGCCTAGGGTCGCGGGTTCGAGCCCCGCTGTCTCCATATGATTATTACAAAATTTTAAATAACTTAAAAACAAGGTTCAGTTGAAAATTAATATAGAACATGAAGGATTGCGTTGTTTGTTGCGAGCAATTTAACAAGTCTACACACTTTAAAATAGACTGTAAAGGTTGTGACGAAAAAGTTTGTAGACAATGTTGTCAAACCTTTATTATAGATCACTCGCATCAAGAACCTTCGTGTATGTTCTGTAAAACTCCATGGGAAAGAGACTTTATGAACGAAGTTCTTACTAAAAAATTTGTAAATACTTCTCTTAAAAATCATGTAGAAAATGTATTTCTTGATCAGCAAATTTCTTTGCTTCCAGAAACTCAGCAAGCTGCTAGAAATGAAAAGAAAGTAAGAGAAATTTCAGAAGAATTACAAAAGGCAAATGTTGTTCTTAATCAACTTAAGAAAGCAATATTAGATCAACAAGATATAATAAAATCTTATAATTTACAAATACACATATTAAAAACTGGTCAAAATGAGCCAGAACATGTTAAGACTAATTTCACACACAAATGTAAGAAAGATGATTGCAAAGGTTTTCTTAATAATAGATACGCTTGCGAACTTTGTGACACTAAATTTTGTGGTAAATGCCTTGAAGTTAAAGATGAAAATCATGAATGCGACGAAGACCTTCTTGCAACAGTCCAAGCTATTCGCAGAGAAGCGAAGCCATGTCCTTCCTGCGGAGAAATGATTTCAAAAATTGACGGTTGTGATCAAATGTGGTGCGTGAAGTGTCACGTCCAATTTTCTTGGAGAACTGGAGAGCAAATTGAAGGTTATAATCATAATCCAGAGTATTTCAGATGGCTTCGCGAAACTGGACAAGAAGCTACAAGAAATCCTGCAGATCACGGAAGACAAAGACATGTATTTTGCGGTCACGAGTTTGAAGATAGGACTCTAATAAGAATAATAAGAAATTTTTCGCCAGCAGATGATACTATTCTGACATCGTGTCTTGGTATATATAGATATTATAGACACAATGAAGTTGTTATAGCTCACGCGCGGCACCAAACTACAGCAGATTTTCAGCTCAAAAAACTAAGAATTAGTTTTCTCTTGAATGATATAGATAAGAAAACATGGAAGGAAAATATTCAAAAGATTTATAAAAATCTAAACAAACAAAAAGCTTATCATAATGTTCGAAATTTAGTTTCTAATGGACTACAGAGTATAATTGAGAGGATGTTTGATTATCAAAATGAAAATAATATAGTTAGAAAGTATAATGATCTATTGAAAGAAGCCGAAAATTTCAGAAATTATGTAAATGCTTCTTTCATAAGAATATCAAATACGTATGGCTCAACATCATGTCCTGGTATAAGTGCACCTTGGAGAGAAGTAGGCAATCTTAAACATGCTATAAAGAACATTGCTAATTAAATTTTTAAAAATACAAAAGAAAAATTAAAATAACTAATAATCTGTTCATGTAGATTCAACCGTGTTTTAATCTGTTCGTTCCATTCGTGGAAGTTTTGCATGCGTACTAATTCTAGAGAATGCTTCTTACATTTTTCAATAAGTTCTTCTTTGAAAACAAAATATTCTGATAAAGATCCGCGATATTCATAGTAAGATTCTGTTTTAGAAGACTCGCTATTGTTTGTAATTTCGTATATATATGATTTTTCAGTTGTCTTAGAAACATTTAAAAAGGGGATATTAATATTTCCTCCTTTTAAATTTTTAAAAAGAAGGTCTCCATCTACTGTAGTACCTACAAAAAGACCCCCTTTTCTTAATTTTTTTGATATCATGTTAAGAGTAATGTCTATTTCTGATATGAAATAATGAATAGAAAATTGACAAGAAACAACATCATAAATTACTCCACGATCTTTTCCATTTAAAATTTCAAGTAAATTTGGATCTGTTGCAGAAATATTCCAAAAGAAACATTTAGGTGTGTAAATACTTCCTTTTACATTTTGAAAACGTTTAATTGCCCCGTCGAATGCATGCTTTTCGTATATGGCTTTTTTATCAGAATCAAACCCAGTAACATACTTAAATCTCGCACGACACCATTTTATGAGATCTCCTCCTCTTCCAACTGCGACATCTAGTAGTTTTTCTCCGTTGGTTTGTCTTTTTGCATCTAAAATAAGATTACTCTTGATTTTATTATGAAAATCTCTTAGAGAATCCGTATTATTAGGAATATCGATACAGAGGTTTCCAAAAATATCGTGAATCTTTCCATTGTCTATCAATTCTTTGACATTCATTGTATATATAAATCTTTTATTTTTTAATACTCATTTATTTTTTAATATTCTGTTAAGTCAAATGAGTATAAACTTTTTAGACGACTTTTATTACTTCAATTGTCCTAATTGTGATATTATGTGTCAAGTACACAAATCAGACATTAGATGTACAATATTTAGACATGCTATATATAAAAAAGACTCTGCTTTTGTCAATCCCCATGCTTCTAAAGAAGAATGTGAAAAATGGATAAAATCTGAAGAAATTTATGGCTGCGCTAAACCTTTTATATTTGATGGAAAAACTGTTAAGAAATGTGGATACATTTAAAGATATAGCTTATAATAAATTATAAATGAGTCGTGTAGAAGAATTTAAAATTATTCAAGATACTTGTCGCGAAATTTTTGCTAAAAAGAATGCAGACTATGGAGATGCATTTGCTTCTCATGGAACAATTGGAGTTCTTGTAAGAATAAATGATAAACTTTCAAGGTATACAAATATAACTTCAAACGGAATAAAAATTAACGTCTCTGATGAGACTCTTAGAGATACTCTTATGGATTTGCATAATTACGCAGCAATGGCTATAATGTGTTTAGATGATTCTCCTGTTTAATTTTACAAAAAAATACCTTATATAGATTCAGTTTAAAGTAGTAACTGTATCTATATAATATAATGAGTTGTACTTGTTCTGATGAGACATTTACTTTTATTTTCTTTAAAGAAGATGGATTTTATAAAGTGGAAAAATGCGGAAGACTCAAAAAAGAAACTGGTAAAAAGAAAAGGTGTGAATTTTATAAAGAAACATTCTTATCAGAAAGAAAAATAAATTCAGAAAAATCTAATGAAACAATACCGTCAATACCGTCAATACCGTCAATATCAAGAAGTAGAGACTATAAAAAGGAATTATTTGATTATATAAACATGTGCGAAAAATTTGGAATAAATGAAAACTATTCTGGAAACATCGTTTATCTTTTGAATGTATGTGGTTATAGATATATACCACAAGAAAAATTATCGTCTCTTAAAAAAAGACTAAATGGTTATCCAGATAAACAAATACAAATGAAATCGGTGTATCCAATTGTTCTTGTAGATTTACCAGATAATATAAAAACAAAAAAAATGAAAAGTCGTAAATCTAAAAAGAATTTTGAATATATAATCATTTCGGAAGAAGATACAGATTCTGAAAATAGCGATTCAGAAAAAACAGATGATGAAAATTATACACTTGATGTAGAAGAAGTTATTTCAGAAGAAGAAATAGAAGAAGATTTTGATGTAGGTTATTCTTCTGATTAAAAATATTTAATTAATATTAACGATGCTATCTACGCTTTTAGACGAAGATTCTAAAAAAACAATCAATGGAATTATTTTTCAAATTAAATGTTATTTACTTTTAGTGATATTTTTATTAATAACAATAGTTTATTATCTTCATATAAAATAATTTAAAAAGATTTTCTATATATTTTGTAATATGTTAAACGTCAGTGATACTGAAATTCAATTCTTCAAATCCGATGTAGAAAAATTTAGTGCAATAGATTCAGAGATTAAAAAGGTTAAGAAACAGATAAAACCCCTTCAAGATAAAATTAAAGAATTGACTAAGCTTAAGCAAGAAAAAGAGACAGACGTTCTAAGTTTTATGAATTCTAATGAATTAGACGCTTGTAATACAGACGATGCAAGTTTTGAAGTTAAAAGTTCTAATACTACAAAAACAATTACAAAAGGCGACATCTACGATAGAATTTTGAAATTTTTCTCAGAAGAGATTAAAAAGACACAATCAAAAGATCCAGAAGAAGTTGCAAAGACTCTATATAATTACATCTATGTAGAAAATAGAGAAAAGGAAGAAAAGAAAGTTCTTAAATCTAAGTAAAGTTATATTCATGAGTTTCCTCGTCTGAACTATAATATAAATCATTTTGATCTACCTTTTGTTTTAAAATAGATTCGTAATAATATACAATATTTAGATCTACAACTTTGTTATTTTTATCTATTTTAACTAAACCAATTTCTCCTTTATATTTATCTTTGGTGAATTTAAAATTTGTAATATTATATTCTTCATTTTTATTGTACAATATTACATAACCATCATATGTCATAAAATTTTCAAAGTTAATAAATTTTGAAATTTCAAAATATTTACAATTACATAGTCTCTCGGAGACCTCTCCATTTTGATGAAAAACAAGATATGTTCTCATTATTATATCATGATATATATTTTTTTACTAACAAATAACGTATTTAAATCTAAATATTATAATATATGAAAATTATATTTAAATTTATATCATATATTTTAAGATATATAGAAGTATTATTATGCATTAGAAAATCTCCTTACAAAAAGCACAATTTCCCTAATAAAAAACCGTCATGTGAATATTATTACAATAAAGAAAAATGGATGAAACATTATGCATAAAAATAGCATAAAATAAATTTATTTAAAAAAATATTTTATTATAGAGTATAATGTCTATTTACGATAAGAACACCGAATGGAGTATTGAATTAAAAGAAAAAATTAAAAATTGTGACGAATATAAATTGATAGAATACTTCGAGACTTTATCAAATAAATGGACAATTGATTCCGAAGGTGATATAATTGAACAAACGTGTAAAAATTTTGAAATAATAAATACAAAAACATTAGATATGGGAATTCTTCAAATGGCTCTTGAAAAAGCTATTTATGAGGCCACTCATGTATATGAAAGTTTTAAAAAATTGGAATGTTATGAAGAAACCAAAGTTGAATGGGACAGAATTTATGAAGTTATTTTTTATAGTGAACGTCTAGTAAGAGATGTAGCACTTCTAAATAAAACAAATGAACCTAGCCATAATCCATTACTAAATGAGGACCCAGGTGTTTTGTTTAAATATGCGCGATTTACAGACGATTCGCCAAAGACGTCTTATCAAAGTCTTCTTTTGTATTTCTTTGAACTTTTTTCAGAAGAAGGGTTCACTAGAAATGGTTTGAATCTTTACAAACCAATTATTAAAAATGGAAATAATACACATGCATGGAAAAAACAATGTAGTCTTAAAGAATACATTTATCAAAAAACAGATCATAAAATCAACTATAATCAGTGGAAAAATGCCACTGCAAATGGTTCGAGTAATATTAACAATACTGAAAAGTATTTTACGGAATATATAGGACCAGAACTTCCGTGTCTTGAAAAAGATCGTTACCTATTTGCATTTAAAAATGGTAATTACATCACTATGTATAACATCGCAGAAGAAGGTGAACCATCTTGTTATACAGACATATTCGTTCCATACGGAACTTCTCATCCATATATAAATAACTATTCAGTAGCAGCTAAATATCATGACTCTGATTTTACAGAATTTCCTCAGTATTCAAAGGACGAATGGTTTAAGATAATGGATCATTGTCCAACGTTCAAAAGTCTTCTTGATTATCAAGAGCTATCAGAAGAAGTTCAACAATGGCTTTGTATTTTTATGGGTCGTAAAGCTTTTAAAATTGGAGATCTAGATAAATGGCAGGTTCTTTTGTATCTTCTTGGACAAGCTGGTGCAGGAAAAAGTACAATTCTTATGAATATTCTTCAGACATGGTATGACGAGGAAGACGTTGGTATAATTTCGAATAACATCGATACTAAATATGGTATTAAACCACATGCAAATAAGATGATGGTACTTGCACCCGAAATCTCTGAAAACTTTAAGATGGAACAGACAGATTGGCAGCTTCTTGTAGAAGGAGGACGAAACACATATGCAGAAAAGTATAAGAGCGACGAAACAATTGAATGGAAATTACACATCACCATGGGAGGAAACAAAATTATGAGATACAAAAATAACTCTGAAAGTGTATCGCGTAGAACGGCGGTTGTTAACTTCTGGAAAAAGGTAGTAAACACGGATACCGAACTGGACAGAAAGCTTAAGGATGAAATGCCTATTATCATGAAGCTTTGTATTTCTGGTTATTACCATGCTATTAGCATTCACGGAAAGAAGGGTATCTGGAATATACTTCCAAAATACTTTCATGAAAATAAGGAAGAGATGGAACAAACCACTAATACTCTTGTAAATTTCTTGAAGTCTGGAAAGGTAGTATTTGATAAGAAGCTATATGTTCCAATGAAGATATTCCAGCAAGCGTTTAATGAACATTGTCGCGAAAATAATTTGCCGCGTGAACAGTTTACAAAAGATTTTTATGGAGCTATATTTATTAATAATAATATTAAGATTGTAGCATCTGGTACACACGACTACCCTCGAAATTCTGGAATAGTTCTTAAAAGAACAACATTTCTAAAGGGTATTGATATTCCAAGTGATGACAATGACATTGATGATCCAGAATAAATTTACGTTATAAAACTGAAATATTTATAATGCAAACAATTATAATGGCGAAAGTTGTTTATACATCTGACAACACTTATAGTTACATTATAATTTTTATTACTATTTTGTTAGCATATGGCTTATTTAAAATATTTAATAGCATTTCTAAAATAGACGAAAAATTAGAACAAAGAACTCAAGAAATGGAAACAAATGAAGTTGTCTTACAAGATATAGGGCCAAGCGGAGTTACAATAGAAGAAAAGATTCAAGAACACATCGAATCTTTAGAGACCATAGAAGAAGATAATAAGTGAGAATACTTATTATAAGTTTCGAAGTCTACAAAAAGATTCCAGTTAATTTTTTTACATATTTCTTCTTCGTAAATATTAAAATTATTTATTAATTCAGAATCCAGTAAAAATTTATAAGCTAAAAAGGTACAAGCTTTAAATATTTCATTTAGATTTTTACTTTTTTCTTCCTTAATAATATCAAAGTATCTAATTAAATAAACTAAGCTTACTATTTTAATAGATTCTTCTAATGGTATTCTTGAATAAAATTTAGTGGCCCTCGAAAGGATTATTTTTATATCTTTAATTTTATTATCAAATGTTAACATTTAATATAACAGTTGATAATTATTTTTCAATAAATCACAAACGTTCTCTATTATGGTCTTGTAGTTTTTAACGTTGTTTCCTCCCGTAATCATTATACTTCCTGGGCGAAAGATAGAACACGTTGTCTGCGAGTTATCATGTAAAAATTTTATATTTATTCCTGGATATTTGGAAGAATTAAAAGAATATCTCAGAATGTTAGAATCGTTAGATTCTACGCACTTGTCTAAAATAAAACAAAATTCAGTCTGTTTGATATTTTTACCTATCTTAAAATCAGAATTAATCATACATATTCTTATATCAGAAATGTAAGCATCTCCAATAAAAGCTCCTAGAGTTAACAGCCTTTTAAAAATTTTTCTTAATGCATATGTAGCTGCTTTAACATTTGTTACACCTGCCAATTGAATATTACCATTTGTAAAAATTTTAGCAGAAACTCTAGATTTATTCTGATATTTAACACTTATGTAAATATTAATACAATTGTAAAACTTATTCGCTGTTTCTTTTATTTCATAGTTTTGTAAATATAATGTAGTATCAATCGCCGCATTAAATTTTGCACATATAGTTATAGTTGAAATTGCCCAGTTTTTTATTACATCGTAACGTTCACATGGAGATACTTTAATGTATTCATAAGTTTCTTCAAAATTTCTAATCACGTCGTTGCATATACAATGATCATATTTAGATTTTGGATCGCATGTTAAACAATATACCATTGTTTATATGTTCTTTAAATACAAAATTTCTTTATATAGCTTAAAAAAGGTAATATTCATATATCAAATAGAAGAGATAAATCGATGTATTCAAGTATTGGTTGAATATTAACTATATCTTCTTTTATATTTTCTCTGAAAGCATTAATTATTATGTAAGAATCTCTGAGAGCATGATTTTTTTTAAGTTTATGAACATAATATATTATTCTTGGTAGAAAATTATTATATAGATCTTCTGTATCTATTTTATAATTTATATTTATTTCAGAAACTAAATCGTTTAGACAAAAAGTTATAATATTCAATTCTACATTCTTAACCATAGTATCAGATATTATAACTTTATTCGTATTTTTACCATAATAATATCTTATAAGTTTGTTTATAGCTTCTATATTATCATCTGAAATAAAACATCTGGTAAGAGGATCTCTAAAGTCTCTTGTTTTATTGAAATAATCTATTATTGTTTTAAAATCATAATAGAAAAATTTATTATTAATCTTATATGAAACAAATGGATATATCAATAGTTCATGAGACACTGGACATTCTTTTTGTTCTTTAATTTTTTCTCTAAATTTTCGCTGAATTACTCTAGTGCGTTGATTTGTGTTTAAAATTAAAAGTAAACTTTCTTTATTCAAACCGCTAGTGTATTTTACATTTCTTATCTTTAGTATATTTCTTATACATTTTATTGTTAATAACAAATTAAATGTTATAAACATTTTTAATTAATTAAAAATTATTTTTAAATTAATTTTTAATTAATTTGTTTAAAAGAATAGAAGTTAATATATATTATGAGCAACTTTAAAATATCAAAAAAAATTGTACACTCTGATACTAGATCAAGTATTTTAGAAAAACACGATACTAAAATAAAACAATTAACTCAAGAAATTGATAAATTACCAGAATATTGTAAAAAACTTGAAAAATGTAAAAATTATCATTTAAAAGGCGATCTTCGAGAAAAAATATGTAATATAGAAAAGAAAATAGATTTAAACGATTATCTTTTTAATCTAATGGATTTTCTTAAAGAAGAAGAATCTATAGAAAAATTTATATCAGAAGAAAAAGAAGAAGGAATACATAAATTTATTTCTATAGACTCTGAAACGAATAAGGGGACCACTTATCAGAAATATATGGAAAAATGTCACGGTGTAAAAAAGAACTACAAAAAATGTAATTCTTTTATTTGTAATAATTGTGAATCAAATACTATAAATTCGGTATCAGAAGGATTAACTATTTGTTATACTTGCGGTAATACAGAAAAATTAAACTTATCTACGACACCAGCGTGGAATGCTTTTGAAACTTATGATTTTATTAAACCATTTAGTTATAAAAGATCAAATCATTTCAAAGAGTGGATAAATCAAATTCAAGGAAGAGAAGGTACAACTATACCAAACGATGTGATAAATTTATTATTTTCAGAAATTAAAAAAGAGAGAATTCATGATAAAAAATTAATATCATATGAAAAAATTAAAGAATATCTTAAAAAATTGAAATTAAATAAATACTATGAACACATACCAAATATAATTCATAAACTATCCGGAAACAGACAATTGATAATATCAATTGAATTAGAGAAAACATTAATTAGCATGTTCAATGAAATACAAGAACCATTTGAAAAACATTGTCCAAAAAATAGAAAGAATTTTTTAAGTTATTCTTATACTTTATATAAATTTTTTCAAATATTAAACATGGAAGAATATTTACTATATTTCCCTCTTCTTAAAAGCAGGGAAAAGCTATTTGAACAAGAAGAGATATGGAAAAATATATGTAATGAAATCAAATGGAAATTTATTAGATGTATTTAAATTAGATGTATTTAAAAAAATTTAAAAAAATATATTATAAATATAATAAATGTACGACATTAAAGTTATATTTTTAATAGTTATTTTAACTGCTGTAGGTTTATATTTTATGGTTTCTAAGAATTATTTGGTATCTAAACCAGTTAATGAACAAGGTTTGAGAAACGGTGAATACGCAGCGGTTTTTAAAACTGGATTAGTTAAGGAAAATGATAATATAACAGGTCATTTTGAAGATACTTCTCTATATAATTCCAGAAAAGTAAATTATGTAAACCCAATGGACACAAGTATAATAGAACCGAAGTCTGAACTTTTAGATATTAATCCAGTCCATTATCTATCTACACCTGGATACTCAGACATGAAAAAGTCAATGGAAGACAAGCCTCCGCTTCCAGTAGCATCTGCTATTAAGGTTTAAATCAAAAAAAAATTAAAAAAAAAATAATAAATTGACAAATAAATTAATTTATTATTTTTAATTCTAATACATTTAAATTATTAGTTATTAGTTATTAATTTACGAGAAGTAGAGAACCGAAGCGGCTTGGTTCTTGTAGACCGCGGTTGTAGTACCTACACATGTTACATGCACCTTACCGGCGAACTGCCCAAAGACAAGCTTAAGACGAATGGTGTCGAAGCGGTTCATTGGGCAACCGTCCGCGCCATATGGTGTCGAAGCAATTGGGAAAACATAGAAGTCGCGGCGAACACCATTGACCTTGACACCGTCGACATTGTTGACCTCAAGACCCATGCTGGATGCAGCAGAGCCCTGCATGAATGTACCCGGGAGAACTCCAGAGTGAGTGGAAGTATTGAGTAGGAGCTCTGCGCTCTTGAGGAAACTTTGTGATGTTCCAGCCGAATCATCGGCCGCCTCCGAAGTAATAATAAGATGCGATGCGAGTAGCGAGAAAGAGTCAAGCTCAACTGTAACGGACTTGTTGGGGCCAGCGGTATCGCTGTGTTCGGCGTGCTGAGTAAGGTGAATGGTTTTAGCAACAGTGTTATTACGAATCTGTTCGCGCTCAGCATTGGTCATGATGTGCTGACGATTCCATAGCTGAACCTGAAGATCAGAGAGGGCGCTGTTTGGAATAGAGGCTTGGTCCGCGTAGCTAAGCTTAACACGTACAGACTGGTGGGGGGCACCCGCAACAAGATGGGCGCGCGCGGGGCCGCCATTAGTGAAAGAGTAAAGTGGGAACCAGCATACTAGAGTACGAATCGAGGTGCCGATCGCGGTCGGGTCGTTCATGTCAACGAGTGCTGCATCGACGACCTGTTTACCGCGGGCCTGGGCGTCGAGAATACCGTAGGCACCATTCGATAGCTGAGTAGCCGCCATAGCAATGATATCCGCGTTCTCCATGGTCTGCCATGTGGAATTACCGACCATAATCTCGGCGCGGTCAATTAGACGAGCAAGAGCAAGAGCTGGTAGCTCCTTGTGGAGCGCGCCTGTGGCATCCATCGTCACACCAACCTGAACACGGACGTACATGTCGCCGATAGCATCAACGTCGTTACTGAAGGTGAATGTCTGGGACGAACCCGGCGACGAGCCAGTGGTCGAGGGCTGAATCTCTACAAAGTTCGAGCCATATAGAAGAGTGCGCGATGTCTCCGAATCGGGGTGGAAGTCGGTGACAATGTCGACGCCATCGGAGTCAACTAGGTCAACAGCAGTGCGCTGCGCCTGATGTCCAGTTCCGGTGTGTCCAGCGATGGGTGCCATTGCTCCTTGTCCAGTCATTTATTTATTATATAGAAAAGAAATTAATTTCTAAATTAATTTATTAAAAATTAAATTAATTTAATTTATTATTTTTTTTTGATTTAAAGAAATTAATTTGCAATCTGTTGACTACATTCACCTCCAACATAAGTTACAATATTAGTACCTACTGCGGTAATATTAAATATAGTACTATTATTATTGTTTGTGCCGCCTAACATAGCTTCATCATATGTTATTACAAGTTTCTTATTAGATAGTTTAGAAAGTACCAAAGAATCTGTCCCAAATTTTTCAGAAGCTAATGGAATGCAATAAATTGGGAACTCACTAATACAGTTCAAACCGATTAATTTCTTTGCGTTAGATTTTAAATAAGAAGATGATAATTTTCCAGTAACACTAGAACCATTAATAAATAATTCAATGTATTTTACAAAATCATGAATTCCAACTTTTATACTTGTATTTCTTGGTCCGCCAAGTGCTTTAGAATAAACAGCATGTGCCGCCGCAGAGGTAGCCTCTGAATCAGTTCCTTGTCCATATGGTGTAACGAGCGCAGTTATAAGTAAATGAGATGCATTAATAGAAAAATCGTTAATTTTGGATATATTAAGTGTTTTTTCCAGAAAATTTGTTGAATTTGTTATATTAGAATCAAGATTCACTGCTACACTCTGGGATGTATTAATTACACTATTAATTATATTTTTTGATATATAATTCTTTTCGGGCTCTGTGAAGTGGTGTTTCTTTATTATCAATTTTGGATTTTTTAAATTTAGGGTATCGGCGATATTTGTAAAAGATACATTAGAACGTAATGTATTATAAAAAATTTTTACGATAATGTCATTGTTTGGAGCTGCATTTTGTATAAAAGTGTTTAATTTATCTCCTGATCCACAGAAAAGTTTTAAATCTATAGATCCAGATATACTATATTTTCCAACCACAAGACTATAATTAGAAACATGAGACTGCCCAGAGCCCGCCGAGGTATCAAGATTAGGTCCTTGAACGCTACAAGCAGTTTCAAAAATTTCATCCGCGGATGAAAAATTTTCTGTTACGTTCCTCGCAAAGATGTCTTCCCCTGTTAACGTCTGCCATATCTGATTTCCGACTCTAACTTCTACTTTCTTTATGATTTCAAATCCTATAGTTTTTGAAAGAGAACTCGTCCCATTTCCATCATAGTCTAATTCAAACAAAAAGGACACCTTTGATATAGCATCTGCATCATCGGGGATTCTGAATGTTTGATACCCTGTTAATTGACTTAGTTTAGTGTTTGTTCCAATGTCGATTTCGCCTTCTATAACAACATCATTACATCCGTGTAAATAAGTTCTAGAGGGCATACTTAAAAAACTAGAAACCACGTTTTCGTCTTCAATAGGAGTTATAGTAGAAGTTACAGATTGAATACCAGTATCCTTGTATGTAACAAATGGTAATGTGGCTCCAATTGGCATTTATACTTTAACACTATAAATATATTTTTTTTTGAACGTTTAAAAATATATTTTTAAATAAATGTTTAAAAATAATGAGCCATTTTGAATGTAAAGTTAGTGATCTTATGAAAGAAAACGATCCTATTGAAAAACCTAGTGTTAAAATAGATGAATATACGAAACCTTCTTTAGAATCAGAAAATTCTACTTCCAAGAACTTATTTGAAGTTTTAGATAATATTAATAATATCAAAGCGTTTATAGTGACACTATTAGTATATCTAATATTTCAATCTGAGTTATTTGTTAATATACTTATCAATACTTTTGATTTTTTGAACTCGTCTGGTAGACTAAGTCTAATAGGAAATGTAATACTTTTTAGTATTACATTGTTGACTTTTTCTTATCTTTCTTAGATGGTCCAGCAAAATTTGGTTTACCGATTAAATTTCCTTCTATTTTTTCTAGCATGCTAATAATACTAAAATCTTTTATTTCAAGTTTAATATTTGATTTTGGTGTTTTCCACCCAAGCGCACTTTTTAGTGTCATAGAAATGGGTACAACTTTTGATGAATAATCCCTACAACATCCGAAGTTTCCCATTCTTTCAGATCTACATCTTTGGCAAAAACCAAACGGAGTTATTTTAAAGAATATATGATTGTTACTGTGATAATCATCAATATTTTGACAGTATTTAGACTTTGATTCTATAATGTAAATTTCCTTGTCTTTTATTTTAATTATCTTGCGTAAATCTTCAAGACGATACCCACATGCATAATTTACAAAAAATCTTCTTATAGCCCTTTCTACATTTGTATCTTTTTCTATTATATCAAAACCAGATGATTCATTTGTGTATTCGTCTTCTGACGTATACTCTGGCAAAACATTGCATTTTGTTATTTCTGTCTCACGAGATCTAATAGATGTATCTTTTAATGCTTTTAAAGATTTTTCTTTATACATTTTTGTTAATTCGTCTGAGTATTCGTTTCCAGAATAAACAGAATGAATTACATAAACTCTATCTTCATATTTTTTTTTACCATCTGATATACTACATTTATCTGCACCTAGAAGTCTTAAACCATTGTGTTCATAAACAGATTTATCTATTATTTTTTCCCAGTTTTCATAAAATTCTGGTATCTTACCAAAAATAGTTGTAAATCTAACAATTATCGTGCTTCTGATTCTGTTAGCAATTTCCTTATTAACAAGGATTTCTGGCCAATGAAAATGATAACCCTTTTTAATATATTCTAAAGAGTCTCTTTTAATATTTTTGTCTCTGTTTGCATTTGTTATTATACACATTGATTCGACGCCATATATATGATTAATGGTATCTTGAATGGTTTTAATATATTTAGACATATCAAAATCTTCACTAGTCAAAACATCAAAATCTATGAAAAGTTTAAATATATCAGTTTTAAGCTCTACTATACAATTTTTTTCTATTATGTTTTTTGTATATATCTGCTGAAAAATTTCATAGTCTTCTGTTAGATCAATTTTTCCTCCGTCAAGCATAAAATGTGTAACTTTTCTGTCACTAGTCTTTACTATTTTATCACAAGAATATAGCCATCTTATAAGAGGATTTTTATTATCCATTATAAATCTATATATTTCACTACTTTATATATTTTTTACATTTTGAATTTAATTGTAATACTTCGAGATGTTGTATATATACCTTTTACAGCAGATGGAGAAAGAACAGTTCTGCGTTCTTTATTTTTACTATTCATAGTATTTGTCATATCTAAGTCTATCAATTTAATATTGTTAAGCGCATATTCATGTATCTTATTTTCTATAAACCATTTAAAAAAATTTAACTGTCCAACTGTTGTAATTATATAATTTGAATTTTCACTTTTTTCGTCGTATACTTTCCAAGATAATGTATTAACATTAATCATGAGTCTTTTTTGTCTACAAAATGGATCAAAAAATCTTTTAGAATAAGCTTTTAATTGATTTTTGTAATCAAGATAAATGTTAAAATATCTTATTTCTTGATCTTTTTGAAGACTATATATAATGTTATACTTCTTTGAATAATTTGTAACTAACCAATCTATTAATCTAAGACTAAGAGGAGTTTTTTGTTTTAGAATATCTTCTAAGAATCTTAATTTATTCTTATAAAATAAAAGCAGATAGTTTATAAGTGTTTTTTCTTTTTCTGAAAAATCCATTAATTTTAATTATAAAGACAATCTTTAAATTTATTTAAAGAGTCTTGATATATTCTTTTATAATAATGAGCTTGCTAATTACAGATGAAAAAGTTAAAAAACAAGTTCAGTTTTATATAAATAATAAATTAAGGTGTAATTATACAGATTTTGTATTTCCAATTTCAAATATAAATTTTATTAAAAGAGACAATATTCATAAAATTAAATCTGGATATAATTTTTTAGTAAACAATTTTAATTCTAAACATGGTATTTTTATACTTTATAAGAATGAAAATAACGAAAACAAACAATACATTTTATTTAAAAACGGAGACTTAATAGAAACTAATATTAACTGTGATGAATCTTGTTACGAAGATACTATTCTAGAAGTTTTTTATGAAAACGAAAAAATTAAAATTTGTGATGTTTTTTGTTATAAGGGTATTAAATTAACTATTTATAACTTTACAACTAGATATAACAAGGTGTTAGAAATTTCAAATGATTTTCAAGATTTAGACATTACCATTCGTTTTTATAATCAAGAACTAGACGAAACCGAAGAGATTTACATAATTCCAGAATATAATTGTTTTCTTACAAAGTTTGTTCATTGTTACAAATGGAGAAACCCAGAAAATGTAAATTTCTGTCTTAAACTTAAAAACACCGAAGACTCGGTTGAACTTTATAATTCAAATTTTAAGAACGAAGTATTATTTGCAAAAATTAATGGGTCGTGTGCAGATAAAATTAAGAATGAATATACAAAAGATTGTATAGTTAACGTAAGTCTAAAAGGCGGACTCCTAGATTTAGTATCAGAGTCTAAAGAATATATTTACCCAACAAGTCTAAGATTTATCGAAAACATCTTAAGTTTTATACAAGAAGATATTAAATTATGCGATTTATTTATGTAAAAAAAATATAAGATTGTTATAAATATGGGTAGACGACGTCTAAGATTTAATACAGAACCAGAACCAGCTCCAGAACCAACTCCAGAACCAGCTCCA